TTAAAAAGGTAATCCAGTTATAGCTTCTAAACTTCCGTCTAAAATAATTTTATTAAACTCTTCATTCATGGATTGGTTATCTTTAATAATAGGATAAATATTATCTAAATATTTGGAAATTATATTTTGCATCTCGATCATATTAATCATATTAATCAATCTTTCATTGTCATTTTTCTTTGCGATTATATCATGTAGCTCATTCATTAAATCCCAATACGGTTCAGAGTATTTATCTATGTGGGTCAATTTACTAATATAATAATCATCAAATAAAACAGAAGTAAATTTCTTGACAATATTCTCGCAATCTTCATTTCTTAAAGATTCTTGCTTTACAAAAGAAATATTATCATAAAAATAATCTTTAAAGAATTTGAAGATTATTATGTTCTGATTATAAATAACTTTTGTGTAATCACCTGAATCTTGAAGAATATTTCTGCCTATGGCAGATAGCATTTCATTCATTCGTTGAGACACATTTTCTAATGACGAAATGGCATCAAGCATTTCATCATCTTTTCTTTTTCTCTGTAACTGTTGAAGATATAAAAACAGCATACCTGATATTTGATTCTCCATATAATTCTCAATCTCTTCAACATGATCAAATGTCTTAATTGCAGTAGTGGGTTCTAAGATACTTATGAATTTGAAAATATTAATGTCGTCAACATGGGCAAAATTAAATACTATTTTATCCTCAAATATCTTCTTATTCTTCTTATATGTCTGATATTCTGCATAAACATTCTTATCAATAAACACGAAGGAGGGTATTCCGGCCATAGTAGCAGTCTCATGCTCCTTTCTCGTTATTGAAACATATTGTTCATAAAGCTCTTTTTGTCTTGAGAGACTTGCTCTCCTGATGCAGCACTTCCATACCGCCCACCAACAATAAGCACCATCATTTGGCAAGTCTTGACTTCGTTATAACATGACAGGTCTAATGGTTTATTGAATTCGAAAGTAACATTATCATTTTCAAATAGAACAGGTTCCATTCCAAAGTTGGCTAGAAAACGTTCTATTCGCTCTCTTACATGCTTTAGGTCATAGTATGTTGAACTTAAAAAGACTCTAGGTTTTGCCATAATATTTGTGTTTTGAGTTTTTATTTATCTTCTTTCTTCACTCGCTTAGGATTATATGTCCTTTTTTCCTGTAGGTCATCTCGTTTAATCACGTATCCACCATTTTCATCCATTTCCTCAAAGGTTCCTTTATGTGGTTCCGCATTAGGATATATTCGCTCAACTTGAACACGATCACCTTTTTTTAATATTTCTTTTCCCATATATTATTTTTTTAGTTACACAATCAACTAACTAGACTCCTGAACTCAGCTTATATTTTTGATAGTGCTTCTTTTAGATATGAAGTATCTGTCAGTGAGAATTTATAATTGCTTAACGTACTCGAACTTGAAGATTCTGCAATAAATTTAGCTTCTCCTTCTTTTTGTAAAAAAGTCATTAGCGCTTCAAAATACTCTTCTTCTACAAAGTTGCTCCCGTTTTCTGCGTTATAGGTTTTGAATTCTAAAGTTTCGCCATCAGACCTCTTGGCTTTAAATTTAAAAAATCCTTCACCTTTAATTGGGTGATTTCGATTGTATTCATATAGTTGTATTCTCATACCTGATTTGTCGATAATAAATTGAACGCCTAATTCTGAATTTGTGGTTGCTGAGTTGCTAAATGTACCTGTACAAAAGGTACGTATATACCCTTCCTGTGTTTTCTCTCCAAAATCGTCAACATAATGAGATAATTCCCAAATTCCAAATATGTTATTTTTTTCATCTATTGTCTTCAGTTCTCCATATTTTTCTTTATATGTAGATAACTCTGCTTTCAAAGAATCTATTTCGTTTGATAGTTTTACTGTTTGCTGTTGATTTGATGTGCAACTTGTTAATAATGCAGTCATCGTTAAAAATAAAATCTTTTTCATGATACTAATATTTTATAAGTTGTTTTGTTTTAGTTTATTGAGGCGTTCTTGTCATTCTATAGTATCCTTTTCATATATTATAAGGAACTACATATTATTTGTTCATTAATACATTAATCAATCGTTCCTTGTCTGCAAGATGCTTATCCTTCTCTTCAAGACGTTTGTCCTTTTCATTAATAATGTTCTTTAGATATTGAATTTCACGCATTGCTGCTTCTAATTCATCTTGGCATTTAGATACTTCAAGTTTATTATGTTCTCCTGAAACGACAGAGTTACCGCTTCCATTAACTGAAGCAGAGTTGTTTTTATTGCAAATATTAGGATAAAAGAACGATATATCTTGTCCTATGGCAGTTGCAATGTTTTCAAGTAAACCTGTTTTTATATCATCAACCTTGAGATATGCATTAAAAGTCTGAGGACTTACACCTAATTTCACAGCAATTTCACTTTGGGTAAAGCCACATCTTTTTAATTTTTCTTTTATTTCTAAACCTGTCATAATCAAGATATTATAAATTTATAAAACAAATAGCTGAAAATAATCAGTATTTTATTTGATAAAATAAGTATTATGCTTTATATTTGCAGCGTAATTATTAAAACATTAAAGTTATGACAACACTTTTATTGACCTCTATCATCCTTGTATTCCTCCTTATAATATTAGGAATTACATTTCGGAAACCTATTATTCGTCTAATTCACAATCACCAGGATACTAAACTACGTAAATGGTGTGTACAACAAGCAACTATTAGTAAAACCTTTGATTCTTACGATCACTATACTGAAACCTATTACGCTTCATCTAACGCAGTAGCAGCTTCAGCCGAGAGGATCTATCTATTCATCAAAGAGTATATTACTTACTTATCAGATGAAGAGAAAGAAGCCATCTTTCCGGAGAAGTACAAGAAAAAGGATGATTCTTAACCTCGTCCTGTCTTACGTGTAGACGGTTTTGTTTCAGATGGTAATTTAAGAAGCTTACGACTTAATTCTTCATAAGAGTCTTTGACGTAAATACAATCATCTTTGCTGAATCGGATAATAGTGTAATCTTCATCTTTATATAAAGATTGGATAAAATCAATGTTGATAACCTTTTCAATATCATAGGCATCAATCACCTTGATAAAATTTTTCATAACAGTTTCATTTAGTAAAGAAACGGAAGCCCTGCATCCGGCCTGAGAAACTTGATTCAGAGCTCCGTGTCTTTCGATTAAACATTTTAAAACGTAATCTTTAAAACATTACAAATATGGGCAAAAAAAATGGTTCAGACAATAATATTGTCCCAAATCTCAAAAAATTACCCCTAGCAGAGTATTTTGCAGCCTTACCAAAGGCAGAACGTCGTCCAGTTATCATATCAGCTCCTAAAGAAGATGTTATTACAGCTATTGTAGAAGCGACACAACGTAATCGTCATACAGTTCGTTGCTGGATGTATGGGTATACTCAACCTAACAGTATGGTTGAAAAAAAGATTGTAGCTGAGATCTTACAATCAGATGTCGCAACCTTATTTCCTGAAAGAAAGGAGGAATGATTATGACTGGAATGGAATTTTATTTCACTCCTAAAGGTGAAGTTATGATTACCGATGAATGTGGTACGCGTCAATTGGAACAGTCAAATCGGGAGTTTATTTCCGAAATCATAACTCGAATGGGAATATTTTGGCCAGAAGCACTGGAGAAAGCATCATTGGAATATACAGACCGACGATATAATATCCCTTGGTTTGAATTTTCAATAGTACGTCGTTTTCTTAAATGTAATTTTGGTGAGTTCGATTCAACAATGGATATTGATCAGATGGGAAACTTTCACTTTGAGGAGGTCAAATGTCCGTTAAAGGGTGAATGCAAATATGAAGGAATAATCTGTAAACCAAAATTTAATAGTACACTGTCGGAACGTGAGTTAAGCGTTATGCGATCATTTTATGAAGGGATGGAAGAAAATGCAATAGCAGATAAGTATTGCATTTCATTGGAAACTGTACGTACACATAAACGGAATGCCTTTAGGCGTATAGATGTCCATTCCTTGGCAGAGTTCTTTCAGTATGCTAGGAAAAACAATCTATTTCAATAACAAGTAAACTCTAAAATCAATATTAATCAGGCAGCATAGCATAGAGATGCAGATGTGTTTCAGTAAATCAGCTCAACACCATTCAAAAGTTAAACAAAGAAACAGCCTATTAGAGATTATGGAAAATTGCTTCGAAATGATGGTAGCACGATGTATTAAGATCGGAACTGTTCAAACGTTGACGATGTTAGGACTACTCCCCGAAGTAGTAACAATATCACAAGCGGAAGATATATACGGAAAACGCCTGATTACAGAATGGCGCGAAAAAGCCTGGATCAAATTTTATCCGGCAAATAATAAGGAACGAGGGAAATATTATGTGAAGCGTTCAGAACTGGAAACAGCCAGCGCAATGATGGACCTGCATAATAAAGTACCGGACAACATTATCAAACAACTAATGCAACTAGCCGTATGACCTACATACCGAAGTCATCAGAAATGCTAAAGGCTCTACAGGAAAGCATTGGTAAGCAGCTTGACGCAAGAGAAGAACAGAAAAGGAAATGTAGCTCTGAACCAACTCCTATAGAGGTGGTGCCTTGTAAAATGGATATAACCAAACAACCTACTGCGGAGGACCTTCTATTAATGGAAGAATACAGCCGTGGAGTATATCAAGGAGACTAATAAATAACTAATATTTAAACAATTATGAGTAATAGTATTCAAATTAGAGTGGAGGAGCTAAATGCACTTCCAGCAACGAAAATTGTCGAAAACGAGAAAGTTGAACAAAAGTTCATCGGTATGTATAACGCTATTTGGGGGACAGATATGGGTGAACAGATTTATAATCGTGAAAAATTTCATTTCAATAAGTTGTTGACTGAAACACCAGCTTTGCAGGAATGTACAAAACTGTCTCTCTTTGGTTGTTTCCTTGATATGGCAGTGAATGGTCTTTCACTTGACCAATCAGGCAGACCGCAGTGCTATTTAATTCCTCGTAGTGCTAAAGTGAAAACTGCTAATGGTGATATGTGGGAAAAACGTGCCGGACTCACGGTTTCAGCTTATGGTGAAGTATATATGCGCCAGCGTGCCGGACAAGTTCGCTATGTAGATAATCCAGTAGTAGTATTTGAAGGTGACAAATTCCGCCCTATTATCGGAGTAAATGGTGCTAAATCTATAGAGTACGAAGGAGCTTTCCCTAGAAAGTCAGACAAGCCGGTTGCCGTGTTTATTCGTATTGTACGCAATGACGGGTCAGTTGATTACTCTTGGATGATGGAATCAGATTGGAAACGTTTATCTACTTTTTCAGCCAAGCAAAACAAAGGAACGGCAAACTCTCTGTATACCTCCAACGGTGGACATATTGATACAGGATTCCTTGAAAACAAAATGATTAAACACGCTTTCGATGCATACCCCAAAGTACGAACAGGCAATTATACATCTATGGAGACACAACAGGAAGAACCTGTTATTGATTACGGGCTAGTAGATGAAGAAAAAATTAATGAACCTGTTCAAACGGTAGATGACATTAATGCTCCTTTCGGAGAAGAAAAGCAATTAGATGCTTCGGAACCTGTACAGGTAACAGTGTCTGAAGATGATGCAAACGGAGGCTTCTAAGTATTTACTAACCAATTTAAGAAAACAATTATGGCAACAGAATTAATCAAAATAGATGAGGTAAAAAACATCCTTTCATCCTTTCCGGACATCATCGGAAGAAATACTAACTCTGTCAAGAAATGCAATGAAGCTGGTCAAACTCTCCTTGATACAATCGAAGGAGAAGGTATGAATGAAACGATAGATCAAGCTGCATCCGACTACTTGAGGAAGGTAAATAATACACTCAAAAATATGGATGAACGTCGTAAACCTATTACGCAGATATTTGATAGAATACGTTCCTTTTTCACCTCCCAAGAAAAACAAATTGATCCTAAGGATCCTTCAACAATTCCCGGAAAGCTTGTGATAAAGCGCAATGAGTATGCTAAGTTCAAATATGAAGAAGAGCAGAAGAGAAAGAAAGAAGCAGAGCAAAGGGCTAGAATTGAGACAGAGAAAGCAAATTATCAACAGACAATAGAGAACAGCCTTCTTTCTTATTTCAACCAGTATCTTTCAAGTAAAGTTTCTGAATTACAGGGCATCTTCTCTAATTTGACACATGAGAACTTCGATCGCGAAGTTATAGGAATCACAGTCTTTCAGACCGATTATCCCAAATCTCATTTTGATAAGTTTAGTGCGGATTCAGTGACTTACTATATCAGTCAAGAAACAAAAAAGGAGATTCGCCGAAATATCTTAGAAGGTAAATATGAACAATATGCTCAACAGTATAAGGCTAAGTTATTAAACGTTAAGCAAGATCTTACCGACCGTATTCCGTCTAAACGTAAAGAACTAGCAGAGTTGGAGCTGCTTCGTCTTGCTAATGCAGAGGCAGCCGCCAAAGCGGAAGAAGTACGCAAACAACGTGAAGCTGCAGAAACGGCTAAACAGATGGAAGAAATAAAAAAAGCGGAAGAAGCAGCTAAACAAGAAGCTGCAATGAAAGCACAGCAAAGTTCAATCGGTAGTCTTTTTGCAGGTGCTGCCGCTTCTATTGCTCCTCCGCCGACAAATGCTAAGGTGAAAGAAAAAATTATTGTACTTCACCAACAGGGATACTTAGAGGTGTTCCAAATGTGGTGGATAAACGAAGGGCAAACCTTACCTGTTGAGGAACTGGAGAAGATATTTAAAAAGATGATTACCTATTGCGAGAAACAAGCAAACAGCAAAGAGCAAAAACATATCGAATCACAATTCATCAGCTACGAGGCAGATGTAAAAGCTAAATAGTTATGTCAAATCCCGATTCATATTATTCGCGTACAGAAGTAAGTAACTCTGATCTGACAGAACTTAAAAATTATCTCTATCCCCGTGCTCAATACGGGGATAAAGAAAAGGCATTCAAGTTCGGTACTCTTGTAGACGCTCTTATCACAGAGAATGACCGTGTTCGGTATGACAAGCTGATGGTAGATGATTATGTGTACACGACAGAAGAATTTGAATTAGGACTTGAGATGCGTAAGGCTCTCCGGAAGGAAGCGGAGAAAGACCAGTTTCTTGCTGTTGTGCTAGCGCAGTCTGATACACAGAAGTTCATGGTAAATAAGCAGCAGGAGTTCCATTATGGGAACTTTGCCTATCACCTCGATACTCGCTGTAAATGGGACTGGTGGTTATCTGCTTACGGTTTTGGTGGCGATTTGAAAACGACCTTTGCAGAGTCTCAGGCACAATTCGATGAAGCGATAGATTTCTTTGACTGGGACCGATCCCGTGCCTGGTATATGGATATCGCAGGAAGTGAACAGGATTTCATTTATGCAATCTCGAAAAAGAACTGCAAGATATTCAAGCATTTTATCACCGACCGTAATCATCCTACATATACCAAGGGAAAAGAAAAGTACGAAGACCTGGCTTTCAAATGGTGGCAATTGATGGTCTGATTATATTTTATCATAAAAACAATATGAACTTACTTATCACACCTAAATATCAAATATTGGATGAATTAACTAATATAGATTCATTTCTCAATATAACCATGAGCGAAGATGCGACAGAAGCGGTACAACGTGGCAATGACTTGGCTGTATATGTTGCCCGTTCCGGCAAATTACTTGCAGACTCAAAATACTGGCTCAATGAGGCGATGAAATCCGAGGTCATGCAGACGCTTGTCGATACAGCTAAGAATGCGAAAGCAACAGCGACGGCCATAAATGCTCTAGTTAACTCTCTATGTAGGGAAGAACGATATTTGGTAGACTGGTGCGAACGCTGCAATCGGACGGCAACGCATCAACTATCGTGGTGTGTAACTGTGATAAGTAAAGCAAAAGAAGAAATGAAAATGTCCGGAATGTATAATAACAATAAAAAGCAATCATCATGAAAAACTTAAAAAGAATCACAATCGGGCTAGCCGTTATCGGTCTGTTTACGGCATTATCTTTTTCTCAAAGAGAAGATGCAACGACTAGAGAAATAACTACGGCTGCCGTCATGGGAGTTGTATCAGTATTTAGTATTATCACTTTATCAACTAAAGAAGATTATGGAACAAGTAAAAAATGAGATCAAGAAGGCGGTTATCAAAAAAGACCGCTTGAATGTAGTGTACAATGAGCGTTTCTCGGAAGCGAACTACACGAATGTAATTAACAAGAGCTGCGATCAGATCATCCACAGTGATTTAAGAGAAGCATTTAGCCGGCTTAAATTACATCTCGTTGTATTGTGTGAGCAGCCAGAGGCATCTAATATCAACAAAGATAGCTTTACTTCTCCGGGCTATGCAGAGACTCTGGAAAACTATATCATTACGGGCTATGCAAATGACAGCGTCGATGGTGTTTCTGGAATTACCATCATGGGAGCTAAACTTCTTCAGTCCGGCAAAGTTGTTGACCTGAAAATCTTCGTTCCTCTCCTTGATGCAGATTACCCTTACTATGAAGAATTGAGCATTGATGCTGCAGCTTGTGATGCGGAAGTTGAAAGTTATCTGTTTGAAGAGAAATGGGGAGTCAGACAAGAGCGGCTTGATTTCGAAACGGATGAACCGGAAGAAGCTGTTGTACTGGAAGAAGAGAAGCCTAAAAAAAGAGGACGTAAAAAACAAATAGAGGCGCCTGCACCTCTTGACGCAACCGCATAATCAATCATCACAGGGGGATAATTCCCCCTGCTAAATACTCTGAATCATGAATATTGAATTAAAAGGAGATAATTTCGAATTATCATTCAAATATAAGACTTCAATAATAGATCGGGTCAGACAGATTCCCGGTAGACGTTTTGATGGTGCTAAAAAAGTTTGGATTGTCCCGACAAGGAGTAGGGTAGAGCTTGAAAGGATGATTTATCAAATACAGCAGTTTGAGAATATAAATTGGGTAAACGGTACAGAAAAAAAGGAGGAAGATATCGCTTATGATATTCCGGAACTGCCGGATCTAACCGTACCGCACAATTTAAAGATTCAGCCTTATCCTTATCAGCTTAAAGGTATTGCACGGGGATTGGAACTAAAACGGTTTATGAATTGCGATGAACCGGGACTCGGTAAGACATTGCAGAGTATTGCAACAATAAATCTTGCTGATGCTTTTCCTTGTCTTGTCATTTGTCCGTCTTCACTCAAAATAAATTGGTTACGTGAATGGGAGAAATTTACAGATAAAAAAGCGATGATCCTAACCGACAAGGTGCGTGATACGTGGACTTTCTTCTTCCAGACAGGAATGCACCAGGTGTTTATTGTTAACTATGAATCATTAAAGAAATACTTTGTACAACGCATAAAGAAAGCCGAAGGCTGGACGTTGAGAGATGTAGAATTTAGAAACTCAATCAATTTATTCAAGTCAGTTATCATTGATGAAAGTCACCGTTGTAAATCTGCATCTACCCAGCAGGCTAAATTCTGTAAAGGGATATGCACCGGCAAAGAATGGGTGATAGAACTTACTGGAACACCGGTAGTAAATCGGCCCAAAGATTTGATTCCACAGCTGGCGATTCTAAACCGTATGGAGGACTTTGGTGGCTATAAACCGTTTGTTAACCGATACTGCTCCGGACAAAGAGAGGCTTCAAATCTGAAAGAACTGAATTTCAACCTTTGGCAATATTGTATGTTTCGTCGTGAAAAGTCTCTTGTTCTCACAGATCTTCCGGACAAGATACGCCAGGTTAATACTTGCGAAATTACAAATCGCAAAGAGTATATGGATGCAGAACGCGACCTTATTATGTACCTACAGAAATACAAGGATGCTGACGATGATAAGATAGAGAAGGCTCTGCGTGGTGAAGTCATGGTAAAGATCGGGCTTCTCCGTAATATTTCAGCTCGTGGCAAAGTACGTGATGTTATTGAATTTGTGAAAGATTTCCGGGAGAATGGGAAAAAGATAATTCTCTTTTGTTCACTCCATGAAGTTGTAGACCAACTGAAACGTTACTTTCCGACGGCTGTATCTGTAACAGGTAGAGAATCACCGGATGAGAAACAAAGAGCGGTTGACGCCTTTCAGAACAATCCTAAAGCGGATATTATTATTTGCTCAATAAAAGCAGCCGGAGTCGGTTTGACGCTTACCGCATCAAGTAATGTCGCCTTTGTTGAGTTCCCTTGGACGTACGCCGATTGCTGTCAGTGTGAAGACCGGGCACACCGTATTGGACAGAAAGATTCTGTTACCTGTTATTATTTCCTTGGCCGGCGAACAATAGATGAAAAAGTTTATCGGATCATTCAGGAGAAAAAAAATATAGCCAATGCTGTAACAGGATCTACGGAAGATATTGAGGAAAATATTGTAGATATGGTTGCACGTATCTTTGATACAGAATATGATGATGAAGAATAATTCAAATTAAATAGTAATGAACATTGGATTAATCGACGTGGATGGTCATAACTTCCCCAATTTCGCCCTTATGCGGATATCCGCTTATCACAAGGCAAGAGGTGATCAAGTAGAATGGGCTACCACTTTCAATCAATATGATAAGGTAATGGCAAGCAAAGTGTTTACTTTCACTCCTGATTTTAATTATCTGACGTTAAATGCGAATGTAATTGAGAAAGGTGGTACTGGCTATAACATTGCAAGCAGGCTTTCTGATGATGTGGAAAATAGTTTGTTGATGGATTACTCCATTTACCCCCAGTATCCTTTCTCTATTCAGTTCTTTAGCAGGGGCTGCATCCGGAGATGTCCGTTCTGCTTAGTTCGAGAAAAGGAGGGCTATATACAATCTGTTGAACCTGTTGATTTGAACCCGATGGGAAAATGGATTGAGGTGTTAGACAACAACTTTTTTGCTAATCCTGAATGGAAATACGCTGTGGATTATCTATTGAAGGCTAAACAGCCTATAAAGTTACATGGTGTAGATGTCCGAATCATGAATGAAGAGCAAGCCTACTGGTTGAATAAGCTGAAAATGAAACAGAATATCCATATCGCATGGGACCTGCCACAGCTTGATTTGACTGATCGGCTGAAAGAGATGATTAAATATGTGAAGCCATATAAAATCACCTGCTATGTACTGGTAGGTTTTAATTCTACCATTGAGCAGGATTTGTTTCGGCTTAATACATTAAAGAGTTTAGGTATTACTCCATTCGTCCAGCCTTACAGAGACTTCACAAACGATCGTAAGCCTAAACAGTATGAGTTAGACCTTGCGAGGTGGGCAAATAAGATGTGGTTGTTTAAGTCGTTTGATTTTGCCGACTTCTTCCCGCGTAAAGGATTTAAATGTAGTCGGTATTTTAATTAATAACAAGAAAATAATGAGCGAAAAATCAATATCAGTTTCTAAAGAGCAGATTCTTTGGCTTAGAGAAATGTACGAAACCTACCGGACACTACTGGAAGGTACTCCCGATGACGGGAATGCGGCTGAACTAAAGCAAGTGAAAAAGCATGTTCTTCCGCTTATTAAGGAATTGGAGAAAGTTACAAAATGACATAAAACAAGATAGAAAGGAGTTAAATATGGGAAAGAACATTAAAGGTCTTGCTGGTTCTGCCATTTTCAACCAAAAGACAGTTGACAAAATGAATGGCATAAATAAAAACAATAAAGGGAAAGCATCCCCAATTTATATATCAACTAAAAAACGGAAGTAATGGAAGCTAAATTTAGAATTGGAGAAAAAGTAAAGATTGCCAATCATTCAGACAAATCAATGATTGGTAACGAAGTGGAAATAATCAATGTTCATCATTCTAATTTTAGCCCGCATAAAGGTTATGTTGACGAATGGCTGTACAATGTCTGGGATGGTAAGAAGTCATTAGGATGGGCACCTGAATGTGATTTAGAACCATTACAGTTACCTTCATAACAGAATAAGAATGAAGAAGATCGTAAAGTGTGAAGTAGAACTTCCTGCTGGATATGAAAATGATGGAATGTTAGAAAATTTATTGTCCGCAAAAATCGAAGATGCTTTCGCAGAATCGTATGGCGTGAATGGAGATGATATTATGGCTTATAATGTCGAAGTTATTAATGAATAACCTAAAAAGAAAGGAATTAATATGTCAATTAGAATAACAAATTTCACGATCGAGAAAGCTAGAAATGGCTATATTTTAGATAATGATAATACAGGCAAAAATGTCTTTTTAGATAAAGAAAGCATTTCAGACTTTGTATCTAAAAGTCTTGTCAATTCATTGAATTACAATGATGCGGATAGCTTTAGTATTCAAATAGAGATTAATCCCATTCCTAAAATAAAGACGGTGACAGCGAAACAGAGAAGTGTATCCGAAGATACGAGAGTTGTGAGTGAAACAAGTAGAGCATTCAATAAGACTATAATGGAGGGATAATCAAATGAAACGCCCACAAAGTAATGGATTATTCGAAGTTGCGGGAGGTCAAGAGAAGGAGCATGGTTTCTGCTGCATGAAGCTGATTCTATTCCTTTCCGCTAATAATATAACGAGTTGGAATGAATGGCATGGAGCTCATCTCTCTGCAATGTCAGGGAGATGCCCGTACGCTTCGCAATGTCCGATTCATGAGAGAACGATAACAGTAGTAGGCAGAAGGCCAATACAATTTAGCTTATTTTGAATTAATGACTAAAGAAAAGTGTATTTTATGTGGAAAGGAAACGGTGTCGGTTATTAAGACCGATACCGGTTTTATGTGTTATAATTGCTATGCCGATCAGCGTAATCCTCCACGTTCTAAAGAAGTACATAATAATGAAGAAGCTCGTATACAAACAGAGTTTTTCAAACTTATCCCTTTATATTTCCCAAATATTCCGGACAGACTTATATTTGCGGTTCCGAACGGTGGTAGCCGTCACATTAGGGAAGCAGCTAACCTTAAACGCCAAGGAGTAAAGCCCGGAGTTTCTGATGTAATCGTACTCATACCGAAAAAGGGGTTTGCTTCGCTCTGTTTAGAGTTCAAAATTAAGACAGGGAAACAGTCAGATCATCAAAAAGAGTTTCAAAAGCAAGCTGAGAACTGCCGAAACAAATATGTAATAGTACGAAGTGCGCAACAAGCAATTGAAGAATTAAAGAAATATCTTTTTTAATAGAGATATAGTAGGGGATACCGAACCTCTTTGAAATCATACCGAGATTCCTTGCTTAAATAGATATTGTACTGATGAAAGGAGGTAATTGCCTTTTTTATTTTTTTTGTTCTAAAATTATCAGTATGACATTTGAAGAAGCTATATCTCTTTTTGAGCGGATAAAAGACCAGGTTGTCGGCGCTCCCGTTAAAGGTCGGTTTATTGAATCATTGTTCATCGGACCGACCAACTGGGATGAGATGCACGTTTTTATGAATATCTGCTTACAGAAAGGAGAAGATGAAGCTATTAGCGAATTTATCGGGAAAAGCTTCTCTGTATATGGTAAATCTGTTACCTACATTAATCCGGATCTTCCCAAGTGGGATGTAACGGTACTGGACGATTGGGAGAAGACAATATATAATTAAGAGGTAGCTTATTCGGCTACCTCTGTTTCTATCGGAACCAAAGGAGAACAGTTTTCTCGGTTTACAACTATATCACGCATATTAGACTTATTATTAAAATTACGGGATATGTTTTTAATTTTATCAGCATAATCGTTAGTCTTTTTATCAATCTGATAATAAAACACCTTGATAGATAGACAATTATCATGTTCAAACAAAGTGTTTAACAATGTTCGATCAGAATTTCCACATGAATGTCCCATTATAAATATTTGATATGGACCTGATGCTATGAAGTTTAACAGTTTTTTATAGTTCCTTGTCTGATGATATTGTATAGACTTGATATTTTCTAAAAAGTCATTATTCTGCAACTTTTCTATTTTTTTATAATCATCATCCAATTCATCACCATATCCAAAAATAATAGGGTTATTTTCACTGTTCAATTCTCCATGTATATTGATTATTTCATTGAAATTTTCATCAGTATATAGCTTTTCTGCAGTCTTTGTATAATTAAAGTTGAGAATTAATGTACATGGTATGCAAAATCTCTCCTTAAAAGTTTTCTGTTTACAATGTTTTTCAATAAAATATATTTTAGCTTCCTCAATTGACAAGCATGAATACTGAGAATCTTTTTCTCGATCAGCATCCCAAGTTATATCATCCATAAAAGATATATCTGAAAAAATAGAATTAACAAATTCAGTTTTTTTGTATGTAGCTATATCGTCAAATTCTACACAACATGAAAAAGCATTCTCTATAGATTGATGTTTTGCGATTTCTGTGTTTTCGGTGATTTTAGTTAGGTAACTTTCCAACAGATTTTTTACATCATCAAATTCTTTATTTAATTTACGAACGCTTTTGGCTTGTTTTTGGGGATCTTCCTCTAAAAGTAGTTTTTTCAACGCATTGTAATATTCATTTTCTATATCTACCCAATTTTCAGGAGAACATTGATTAGATATACGCTCAAAAAAATGATTCTTAAACTTTAGATGAACTGTTACATTTGCACTAGGATCATTATTATGATCATCAATTAGTGTATGCAATTTCCCTAAAGGATTATCTTTTTTATCTTTATAAAAAGAACAAACTTTATTAACTCTGGTTTGATCATATTCTTTTTCAATTTTTATAAACTGATCTTCATAATCATTAAGAGGGTGTTTGGCTCCTCCATATTGTTGGTCTAATAACCGCCAGTATTTATCATAAACTCCTTCCTCAACAGTAGCCCAATAATCATTTATAAAATCTTTATATCCAGTCTTTAAATTGTGAGCTAAGTCAAATCCATTACCAATAATTATAATTCTATTCATATTATAAAGACATTCAAATTATTTAGTTTAAATAAAAACATTTTCCATGCAAGCATCCCAATAATGTCACAAAAATAAGTTTTTAAATTTATGATTTCGGGAGATGTCGCATCAAATTTCAAATAAAAAAGCCTCGACCATTCAGCCAAGGCAAATCCCGTCGTCACGGGTGGAAATTGATGATTCCCAGGACAAAGGTACTACTTATTTCTACCGATGTATATAAAATGAGAAATTATTTCTATTCTATCGAACTTTTCAGATTCTCATTAGTAATAGTAGATAAAGGACAAAAGAAATGCCCCTACTTTCACAAGCAGAGGCACCCAACGTTTTTTTATTATGAATCTTAGTGTTATTTTTTAGTAGTTATTTCTTTCTATTCTTACGGAGTAGCCAGACAATTATAATGATCAAACCAATAATTACGCCTATAGCTATTTCTCCGACTTGTAGCTTAACAGATTGCCACCAAGAAAGTTCACGTTCGACTGGGAATGGTACCTGTATGCTATCTGTTCGACTTACATACATCGTATCAATTAGATTCTTGTACTTATACAGGTATCTGTCTTTATAGATGAGTACAGTATCTCCCTTATGATCAACGTAGATGCTGTCTCTCTGATAGATGCTGTCATGTTGTATCTTGCTAATGTAGATACTATCATGCTTTACTGTTTCAATCGGAATATGTCGGATACTCCGACAGGATGAAAACCATATTGCTGACGTCAGCAATATGATCAGGAAGTATATTAGCCGTCTCATGGTCGAATGACTGTATTGCGCAAGAAGTTGGTAAACTCAGAACGTACATCAAAACAGGGGCACGCTTTGATATATTCTGCCGGTTCGACTTCACCTGATCCGTCTATATCCGGCGAAGTATCTCGATGTCCGAGAACCTCGATAATATCATACTCCTTGCAAAGTTCTGCAACTAGTTGCCGCAATGTTGCCTTTTGCGATGGCGTCCGTGTATCTACGGGTTTTCCATTTGCATCCAAGCCGCCGATGTAGCAAACACCGACACTATGTTTATTGTAAGATGATTCGCTAAAACCTTTCGTATTACAGTGCGCCCCGTCAACCGTTAAAGATCGCCCTTTTTCTATCGTGCCATCAATCCGAATAACATAGTGATACCCTATACCATTAAATCCGCGCGCCCGGTGCATACGATCAATATCTTTTGCAGTTAAATCCTGCCCGGCACGTGTTGCTGAGCAATGGATGATAATAGCATCAATAGTTTTCACTTTGCACCTCCTTTTTGTAGATAGTTTGTTAAATAGGGAATGTTTTTTATAAACTCAACGCTCAGCACATAATGCAGGAAAGCTACTACCTTATAGCCATTGCTAGTGTTGGGTAGAATTTCTTTGATATTCCTTAGAATATTTACCCCGTAGAAATAAAAAACACTGTACGTAATAAATGAGACACATTGTAGTGCACCTTCCGGATTGCCTTTGTGTTCACCAATAAAGTAGATGAAGCTAACCAAGGCAAAGAAAATAGTTGCTTCTACAATACATCTCCAAGCCTTTTTAAAGGAAAAGCTTTCATGATTGATAAGGAGTGCAGTAAGCAGCCCACAAATGAAATTGAGGGCAAATACAGCAATAAGACTTTTGATCTCCCCAGAAATAGGATTAAGATAAGCAGCTATGCCGGTAATCAATCCAATAAGTAAGTTTTTGAAATAATCCATAATCATTTATCTAAAATATTAATACTTCATTTCAATACCTCGCTACAATCATCAATAGCAGTATGGAATACCTGTTTCACTTCCTCGGGAGTCAGCCCGTGATCCTCATGTAGAGAAAATCCAGTCACCCCGTTTTTCGATATATTAAAGAATCCGACAACTGTTTCATCATTAGAAATTTCAGCTGTGACATCTTTTACAGCCTCAGTGCCGCGAGTTGACATCCTGTACTTGATCTTGATATCTGCAGTAACCTTTGATACTGCTGTACTGTTAGTTGCTTTAATATTCATTCTTTACCTCCTTTTTCTATTAAGTCATAAATCTGTCCATAAACGCCAGCGGTGAAAAATTCCGCACAAATCTCCTTTAGGAGAGTAGCATCGTCTGTTTCAATATCAAGCATACCTCGATTGTTGATAATCTGCTGCAGCATTTTATAAGCACGTAATTTTTTAGCCATATCCATACCTAGTTGAGCATTCATGCCGGTAGCATACAAGGCTTCTGAGATCATATCACGAAGAGATTTCTTCCTCTCCTTACCATCGACTAATTCAACTGCTTCTTGACCTTTGTGATCGAGTAAGTTTCGGTTTAAATTTACTTTCATAATTATACTTTCAAAATTAATATTGTGAACATTCTACAATCATTCCTTTTATAATGTGAATCTTCATGTCTTTAGAGGCAATACCTTCTAACTGATTATTTTTAAGTCCATAAAGCCATGCATCCGAAACGACTGAAACTGAATTCCCGCTGTTGTCTTGAGGGAAAAATCCTTTGGCGGAAACGTCGCCTATCACATGTACATTACCATCGAAGAAACCTGCATAAATATAGTTTGATGGATAAGTCGGATTTGTCTTTGATGAACCATATATCGCCGCACTACCACCTGCATTTGCTCCGATTGCTGCTACTCCAAAGCGCCCGTCTGTAGCGGGATTGAAGATCACATTAACAACGCCCTCTTTAGATGTTCCTGATCCTAATTTTAAGCTACGTGATGTCCCACCAAAATAATCGGAACGTGTCCAGATAAGACGTCCTTTTTCAATAGTAAATCCACCAACAAATCCAACCTCAGCATCAATTCGTCGTACTTTAATCAAGTCAGTATTAAGATAACCTCCTATGATAATAGTACTACCGAGCTGCGCAGCTTCAACGGCATCTTTAAAAGCCAATCCGCCTAAACCGTCTCTGTCTACTTTAGAATTAATCACTGTCTGCAGATCACTATGAAGCGCAGTAATAGTAACAGCACCTTCCAGATTGATCTTAGATGAATGGATTGTTGTTGCTCCGCCCGCCTGGTTGATATAAGATATAAGCGTATTACCATTTTCCAGCTCCTTAGAAGCGTATATCTTGTTACCGTCTGCCGTGGTAATCCATCCGGCTGTATCAATACGTTGTGTAATGCTATCTACACGTGTTACTTGTGCGGATATTCTATCGCTCAGTATATCTAATTCTGCCTTGTTATCGTCGGCGAACTGTTTGAGCGCATCCTGTATTGATTGATTAGCTGCTTCGACGGCTGTATTGAAACTGGCTAAAGTTGAGTTAAAGAGAGCGAATTTATCATCAACGTTTTTTTTCTCCGCAATAGTGGTCTGCCCGTCAGCAATAGCAACGTTGATTGCTGCGAGGAGATTGTCGATAGCCCCAAAGAGAGAGATTTTAGCATTGAGTAGGTTAGTCTTAGCAACACCAACCAAGTATGTATTTACATACAGCTTATTATATGTAGCTTCTACAGAGGCTTTCGTGTTCTTGACTGTATTGATATATTTCTCAATAGCTTTAGCTTCTGCTTCTGATATAATACCGTCAGCAAACGCACCGTCGATATAATCATGTAAATCACTAACATCACCGTTTACTTTTTCAGCGGCTTTTGCGGCATCCGCCGCATCCTGTAACGCTTCCAGTGCTTTTTTCATAGCATCATCGGCGAAAGACTTTAACTTGTCCTGTATGGACTTATTAGCTTCTTCGACAGCAGTATTAAAGTCAGCATAAGCATTGTTGAAGCTTGCAAACTGTGTATCAACAGCCTGTTTTTCGTCTGGAGTAGTAAGCTTGTCTGCAATGGCGGTATTTATTGCATTTATCAATCTTTCAATGCTTCCCATCAGCGTAACCTTTGCATTAAGCAGGTTTGTTTTTGCGACTCCGGTTAAGTATGTATTTGCATATAGTTTGTTGTATGTTGCTTCTACAGCTGCTTTCGCATTATTTACAGTGTTGATGTACTTTTCGATAGCACTAGCTTCCGCCTCGGATATTACACCGTCAGCGAATGCACCATCTACATAATTATTTAGATTGGATACTGCATTGTTTGCTTCACTGGCACTCTTGGCTGCCGCATTGGCTGCTTCCATAGCAGCAGCGGCCTCTCTTAATGCTTCTTCTGAATAACCTTTCAAGGCATCGTGTATCGCTTTATTTGCTGTTTCTACGGCGGCGGTGAAGTCGGCATACGCAGAATTAAACAAGACATACTTATCATCAACGTCTTTCTTTTCTGCAACAGTTGTCTGTCCATCCGCAATAGCATCATTGATAGACTTGATAAGGCTCTCAATGCTTCCCATCAGCGTAACCTTTGCATTGAGCAACCCGGTTTTGGCCGTTCCTGAGAGATAAGGATTTACATACAGTTTATTGTATGTCGCTTCTACAGCCGCTTTCGCATTATTTACAGTGTTGATGTACTTTTCGATAGCCTTAGCTTCTGCCTCAGTAATAATACCGTCAGCAAATGCACCGTCGATATAATCATGCAGACCTCCAACAGCATCGTTTGCATCAGCTGCAGACTTCTGAATAGAATCAATCAGATCACTAACTTCAAGCCATTCCTCCAAATTTTCTAATCCGGAGGATCCTGCCTTAATTTGAATGTTTCCACCTATTTCTCCTTTTATCAAGTCGAAATACGTCTTTCCATCCGGTGAGATGATTCGTTCTGTTGTTACGCGGCCCGGCAGAATTTCTGTGAATCCATACAACTCAACGAAGCTGCGCTCACCTTCATACTCACTGTTTAGGATGCCGGTTAGTAGGTGATAATATCCTGCTATCTGTTCCATTTTGATAGCTGTTTCACTAAGAAGGAATGTGCCGGTCTGATTCTCCTTGCTGCATACAGCATACAGATAATATTTCTTCTCTGGGGCAATAAGCGCCGGAGAATTATATTCAGCCATATCCCAAAATTTGTATTCCTCCGGTTTATGTTCAGAGGATACTGATTTTATCCCTAGCGTCATGTGTTGGATAATGCCGGCAGGCGAGTGTAGAACCTTTGTGCTGGTGTTGTAAGTGATATTATGCGATACTTGTACCGGAACCGCTTTTGATCTAACAAAACGGAATTGCAAACTTTCATCGCCTACAAGTAACTGCATCGTTTGTATCGTGATGGGGTTGATTGATCCGGAGAAGTTCAATAAAGCATCTTCAAGCATAGACATAGTTTCCTTTGCATCACGAAAACGGCGCTTGGTAAATCGCAAAGAATCTTTATACTTGATATCTACGTCAACTTCATTTGTCTCGATTTTATCTAGTTCGCTGGTTACGGACGTACCAACTGGATCATTTGATAATTCTATTTCCGGAGAATAGGGATTGTTCACATAACGCTTGATTCCTATCATACGAATAAGCGAACCTTCCGGATGAAATTGGCTATCGGAGAAGTTTACATAACCGCCTAATACAATTTTACCGCCTATCTTTAGCCAACGTTTCTTTGCCCAAATACCGTCCAAGGTCCCGGTAAAAGTGAATTGCTTATCTTCATGCTCAAAGAGATATTTAGCAGCTTCCTTGAATACTTCCCAGCTCGCACCTGTCTGCTCTTCATCATTACAGATATATGAGTTCGGTAACTGAATGCCAAATACTGCGTAAGTATCGCCTGTCTTAGGATGCCAAACATCATGTTCCGGCATAGTGATACCGTCGATCTCCTGTGGAACTATTTCAAAACGTCTACCTGCTTTCTCTATTTCTCCATCCTCTTTAAGAATGGGCTCATGGATATACTTGACTTCAAACTCTTTGCCTGTCAGTATACCTGTTTGGAAGATGACGGTCATGGTCTCTCCGGCTATCAGACATTTCTTAAAATCAAGATCGTTAGGTATATCGCTATCTACAAAGTCATAGAAGTTATTCTCCTTATTAACCTCGATAACAGAGCTAACAGTACCAACACGAGAAGGATAGATTGCAGTGCAGTCTAGACTATCCTCTTTACCTGTAACCAAGGTCTTGTCAGCACGCATGACACAGGTTCCGTCTGCATCAGTTATATACGTTCTACCTTCATAATGAAGGGTCTTAGATTTGGGTAGTAACAGATATTTAGCTCCGTATGTCGAGTAGTTGATATTTCGATCAGAAGTTTCTACTAGGACAATTTCGGGCGGTATATCTCCGGATTCCCGACCAACACCAACCTTGAAACCATGGCCTTTACCATAAGACAGCTTCAAAGGATTATTCTTGTTATATTCAACTTTACGAAGATGAACCGTCTTTCCAGTAATCTGCCATTCCGTTTCATACGTATCTGCAAGTTGATTAAGGGCATCAAGAATATATGTGTGATTGTAATTGATTACTTTCTCCGTTCCCTCTATGCAATCACCGACTTTCCAGCCCATATCACGACGATTTAGGTTCTCGACGAGTAATCGTAGGTGTTCATGTGCTTTAGCTGTATATGCGAATTTGATGCTGTTATCTGCAATGTGACGAACTTTCCACATCATAGCATCCGCTTTAGCTGTTTCAAGGATAAGTGTATATTCAAAGTTGCGCTCACCTTTCTTCTTGAAATTACTATCTTTTTTGAGAGAATAACGCTTTCCGTAAAAGTCGCACCAAGTTCCGACCGGTATTTCTAAGTATCCCGGATAGGAAAAATACAAATTAAGTGTATCTTCCGCCATGATCGCTTCGTAAGAGTAACTTTCGTCCTTTACATCGAGCTTTATTTCCTTATTATCACTATATAAAATTATCATATCATCTGATTAGAATTATACTCTAAAATATAATCAGGTATGTATTTTTAATTCATTTTTTAGCTCAAATATGTTTGATAGGAGTGAGGATAAATCTTGGCTTTTGGAATAAGTTCTCTCGGAACTAATGCTATTTTATTAGAGAATCAAAATTTAGGACAGAATGGGTATCTCAAATTGTCAAATGGATTATTGATTCAATGGGGAAAAAAAACGAGTGGATCTTACTCTGGAACAATATATTTCTCCACTTCATTCTATGACACTAATTATTCTCTGCATCTGACTTGTAATAATGGAAATACCGGTAATGATTCATCATGGATAGCCAACTATACATCTGTTTCAAATAGCTATTTTGGATATAATAATAAATATCAGCAAGCAGCTAATGCCGGTACTAACACGGCTGCGTTTTATTGGTTTGCTATAGGGAGGTGGAAATAATTAAAAACAAATATTATGAAATATTGGAAACAAGGATTCTACGATGAGCCGCAGGAAGGCTTGGTAGAAATTACAGAGGAGTATTATCAAGAGTTACTAGCTGGCCAATCTGCCGGATTACTTATCGTTGAAAGCAAAGCAGGGGTTCCTGTTTTGCAAGAATGTAAAACCACTATCAGAGAAGCTAAAGCGCAAAAACTTGATGAATTACGACTGTATGATTCATCCGAAGAAGTGAATCAATTTAGTATAAACAAAGTATTTGGATGGTTCAATAAAAGTACCCGTGTAGGTCTTGCGAACTCTATTAATATTGAAAGGGAGGTCGGGCGATCTAAAACTAACATCTGGTTAGGCGATACTCTGTTTATTCTACCTATTGAAAAGGCTATTGATATGTTATGTCAACTTGAATTGTATGCCCTCACGTGTTATAACGTCACACAAGGGCATATCAATATCATCAATCAGTTAGAAACGAAAGAATCTATTGAATTTTACGATTTCAGAATAGGTTATCCTAAGAAACTAAGTTTTACTGGATATCCCACTTTATAATCGTAGTTTTCGATTTCCTCAATTGACTGTAGCGATCTGACTGCTGCGATGTGTTCCTGAGTCACATTGTAGCAGTTTAATGCATATAACTCCAAGGCATTCAACATTGCTAAAGCATCCGGAATCGGAATGATATACTTTATTGCATCATACCACAATACGGTGTCTGATTTACCAGCCTGTTTTTCAATTGAAATTGAGTTAAATAATCCAACACGTGTACTTTTATCCAACCACATATTCTTTCCATCTAAAATAAATATATTGACATCTTTAGACTTGTCAAACATCTGTATTTCAGATACTTTATTTTTCCTTACATCATCAAGTGAATACTGAGGTTCTACCAATATTGGATATCCTTTTTTGCTTTCAACGATAAGTAATCCGGCAGATTGGCCAGCTAGTAACTCTTGATAATACTCCTCTGTAATTTCTACCGAGCTTTCTTGCGGCTCGTCATAGAATCCATTTTTCCAATATTTCATAATATGTAATTTAGTTTATTTCCAACGACCTATAGCAAACCAATTAAATGACCACGTAGTCCAAGCAAAAGCTCCATTAAGAGTTGTATATGGAGTTCCGAACTGGAAATATGAAGTATATTTAGTTATAAATGGCATTGGGACATATATTACTGTTTCAGCTTTATTCCCATAGTTACCTGTCATTTGAATTGTGTAGTTTATATCATAAAAACTAATAGGAAGATACAGGTTAGTCCAACCTGTAACGCCTGATCGTGTCCCCCATTGAATTAATAGACCATTATTGAACTTAATATAACTTGATGAAGAGCCAAAAGATTTAGTGGCTGCATTAGACAAGTCTGCTTTTGCATACGTAGTTCCGAGAGAACTTTGCGCAATAATGACTACAATTATGGTTACTAATTTTCTACTAAAGTGTCTCATATTTATTTCAGTGTTATAATTCTTTTACTTCCAACGACCAATAGCAAACCAATAGAAAGCTATACTAAAACCTCCGGCATCGGAATCAACATTTTGATAAACGGAGTCCATAACAAAATAAGATGCGTATTTATTAAATACATCAAAAGAATATATATAATTACTATGTACTTTCCTAGTCCCAGTCAATAGAACAGTGTAATTACTATCATAAAAGGTAGTATTAAAATACACAGTTTTACCTATTCCAGAAGTACTTGAATATCCCCACTGAATCATTAAGCCGTCGGGGAACTTATAGTACCCATTCTGTCCAAGTGACTTTGTAATAACATTTGAGAAGTCAGCCTTCGCATAATTGGTTCCGAGAGAACTTAGTATGTTTTTTTCATCCGTCGTCATGAATTTTCTTGTCGTACTTTCTTCAATATCTGCTGCAAGATGAGTATGCGAACTTGCTGCATAATTACCTTTCGCTTGATAAACCGAATCGTGGTTATGATTCCCTTCGGCTTTACCACTCCATGTGTTCTTTTCGGTATCAGTAACAAAACGATGAGTAGCATCCAAAGTTATTTCACTAGCTGTATGACCGTGTGATGAAGGAGCATAACTGCCTTTAGGCTGATAAGCCGAGTCATGATTGTGGTTACCGGCTGCTTTACTATTCCAAGTGGATTTTTCCGAATCTGTCACAAACCGATGTGTTGAATCAGGAGTTATATCACTGGCTGTATGGCTATGTGATGAAGGAGCATAGTTACCAACAGGTTGATATACTCCGGAATGATTGTGATTCCCTGCAGCCTTGCTATTCCATGTGCTTTTTTCAGAGTCAGAAACAAATCTATGTGTTGAATCAGGAGTAATATCAGAAGCATCATGAGTATGTGATGCTTCGGCATAATCACCGAGCGGCTGATAATCTGCATCATGGTTATGATTAGTAGGAGAAGCCCCGACTTCGCTTGCCGTATAGGTAGGTTTATTGGCAGCCTTTGCCCATGCGGGCACGTCACTTGCCGGCATTGAAGTTGGGAAATCGCTAATATCCGCTTTCTTATGTGAGTGAGCTAACGGAGTTCTTGCATTACTTAAGCGGGCATCGTTACCCTCGCACACGGTTCCGGCAGCCGTACCGAAATTTTTATTGAAGGCAGTTAGTTTAGTAATAATCTTCTCATATACTGCATCGTGATTATGCGCATTCAGAGCAGCTTTCAAAGCCTTCCCTTGTTCGGCAGAAAGAACCTTTCCAGTTCCACCACTTGTCAGGTTATTGACAATATCGGAAACGTTGAGCTTCTTCCCTAACTCTGTTGCCATGGTAGCAGCAAAGTTCGGATCATTATTAAGTGCGTTCGCTAACTCAATCAATGTATCAAGAGCGTCCGGAGCTCCAGCGACTAACTTATCAATCGCTGCCTGCACTTTAGCGTCAACACCCGAAACAGCATTGTTAGCAGCCAGTGCAGCAGCATTTGCATCATCAGTAGCTTTCTTTGCTAAACCTGTCTGTGTTACAGATGCACTTTTAGCAGCATTTGCATCATCAGTAGCTTTCTTTGCTAAACCTGTCTGTGTTACAGATGCACTTTTAGCTGCATTTGCATCGTCAGTGGCCTTCTTTGCAAGAGCAGTTTGGGCTTCTGAAGCTGTTTTAGCAGCATTGGCACCTGCCGCTGCAGTAGTAGCAGCTTCTTTTGCAGCATTGACACTACCAGCCGCAGTATTAGCCGCGTCTGTAGCTTTCTTCGCTAGAGCTGTCTGTTCAACAGACGCACTTTTAGCTGCATTTGCATCATCTGTTAATTGCTTGACAAGAGTAATCTGCCCGGTAGCTTCTTCTGTGGCAGATGTCATTTCCTGCACGATGCCGGCATACTCAGCTTTGCGTTTAGACTCAGCTTCAACACGGGCAGTCTCGGCATTTACACGCTTCGTTTCATTTGATCCGCGAGTGCCTTCCGCTGTTACTCGCTTACCTTCTGCGGTTACACGATTACTTTCAGCAGAGGAACGTCCAGTTTCGGCGCTCTTACGTGCATTCTCATTAGTGATGCGCACTGATTCAGCAGCTTCACGGGCTTGTTCTTCTCTTGAACGTTCCGTTTCAGCTGTCTGCCTTGATTGCTCGGAAGCGTTACGACGAGACTCAGCAGTTTCACGAGTTGATTCATTCCCTTCAACGGTAGCCTCTAATTGCCGCATATCGGTAGTAGCGGTTTTGGCATCGCTCGTAGCTTTGAGCATATTATCTAAGGCTGTCTGAATCTTCTCTAGCCCGAATTTAAGGCTGGTCTTAACACCGCTAACAATTCGGTAACCGATGGTGTAGAAGCCTTTCATGTCGCTGGCTTCGTTCAACTCTGATATTCTTTTCTTTTTTAATGGCATGGCTTCTTCAATTTAAGTCAATATAAAATTCTCCGTCCTCTGTTATAATAAACTCACCCGCTTCGGATGCAAGCAGGAAGTCTGTTTCTCCAATCCGGAAGCTAGTAAATACGAGCTTCAAGGTAAATTCCCACCATACACCGTTATTCAGAGTAAAACTGTTTGTCTGACAGCTCTTATAATAGCAGGGATAGCTTTCACTCCACTCATCACAATAAAATATACGTTCCGCATCGGAATACTCATATCCTTCATCATCTGTCTTTAAATATAGCTTTGTCAAGTCATGAAGTAGAGCATCACGATTGCGCCAGAATGTTTCGATCGTCTTAGCTCGCATTGCGCATTTTATAGCTACATCTTTAGTTTGAAACTTTACGGCATTCCCGTCGTAGATGGCTCCGTCCTGGTACTTGAAATTTTGCAGCAGATTCTTCTTTACCGCAGGAGTTTTCAGTATCTCTGCTGTACTGCCTTTCAATACTACTACACCATAGTCGGTTAGATCTTTACCGTCAAGCTCATAGCCCTTTGGAAATGGGAGGTCACTATCGTTAATAGGTTCTTGATACTCATCGTTGGCTTCACGGGGAAAGTCATTTGTAAGAGTGAACTTAGAAATTTCAAGACCCGCATTGATAACATAACTGTTTTGAGAAGACAAACGTAGAGTATATGTTCTGTCAATAAGTGGAAAACGAAATTCATGATAACTCAGGTCCGAGAGCTTATCAATTAGTCCGCCAATACCCATACTGCCCATATACGCAAATTCAATGCTTATATCACTTGTATTTAGGGCAATATTAGAAAGGTCAAATTCTTGTCCATCCTCTTCCGGCCAGTCGTTTTTTTCCGGTTCTTTGATAGCAGGGAAGGCTACAAGATTATTGTAGCTTCCCTTTGTAACGCATATCCCTAAACTGGTATATGCATCTATTCCGTCTAAGTAAAATTGTCCTATCATCGCTTCAATGTTATGCCTTTAGTGTTCAATGTGTCAATCCCCATTCTGATAGATTCTATAGCCTTTTCAATAGCTTCAAGGCGTGCCGTATGACTACTTATGTCTGACAGGTAAGTAATGACAAGATCGCTATGTTTCATCATTTCACCTATATTCTTGTCCATGCTGGATAGGTATACAAGCTTCTCAATGATCTTATCTGTACTCAATTGTATTTGCTTGACTCCTTCGTTTATTGAATATGTGTGAGAAGTCATAACAGCAAATGCACCATCCAGTTTATCTGCAGAGTCCTGCGACATGGAGGCAAAACCTTTCTTTGATGCTTCACGCTCATCGTCATCTTTGTTCCAGCCATACATTTCAGCCAACGCATCTCGTTTGGCTTTCATGTCATCAGAAATCTGCTGACCTTCCGCTTTTAAAGCATTATATTCTTCTTCGGTTACTCCATCATCCATAGCTTTGTAAAACTTCTCTCTCCAAGCTGTTAGTCGGCTCATATAATCCTCTTTGAGCATTGAGTTTAGAATAGCATTTCTCATGTATTCTTCAAAGTTATCCGCGAAATCAGCACTATCGGCATCCATATCTGTAAGCAGATCCTGAAAGTCTGAACGAAGTCCGTCTATATCAATGAGAGTAGCATCGGTGATCTTCTGCTCGACAACCTCTGCAACCTGGGTAACACCATCCACTATCTGATCCGCGAATTTTTGAGTGTCAGAGTCAAGTTGTGACCAGAAGATCCCAGCATTTTCTTGAAGTTTTGCAAGTTGTTCATCTGTCAAATCAAACAGACCGGCCATGCGTCCGCCCATTTTGTCTTTAAATTCATCGACGCTCATACCTAGCGTATCTGCCGCTTGCTTCCACCCCTCCATGGACATATCTTCCACTTCAGTATATCCCTTTGAATGTGACTTGCCGGATGCACCAGAGTTCAAGTATTGTTTACCTAAAACACGTGCATTCTCATTCTGTAGTCTTATCAGTTCAATAGCTTTATTATAAGCAGCATTCGCATTGTCTCCGGTAAGAGTTTCAGCTAATTTCAGTTGTTTCTCTATCACTCTATCAAGAATGTTGATATAGGATTCATAAGCTTCTTTAGCTTTCTCATACTTCTCTGTTGTATCGTCTTTGCCGAATAGGTCGAAGATCTTCATTGCTATCTGCATAGCTGCACCAATGATAGCGAGAATGACAGATGCTTTTTCAACCGCTTTGATTGCAGTTGATGCTGTTGTGGATGCCGTTTCTACGCCATTCATCGCCGTCATGGCGAATGTACCAATATTGCCAATGATACTAATGATTTCGCCAGCTTGTCCGCCAATAGCCGATCCTAGATCTTTTAATGAGTCGCCGAGTTCTCCGATAACACTTGCTACCTTTCTTTCAGCTGCTTGTACCTTTGCACTGGCTTTCGTCGTTTTGTCTTTTGCTTCATTGTAGTTATCCGTTTTCTCCTTCACCTTATCCAACGCCTGCGCCTCGGTTAGATATGCTTTAGTTGAATCGATCTTTCCGGTCTTGGGATTATACTTAGAAGACTTGACACCGTTCTCAATCATAGCACCGGCTTTCACTGCTTCCGCCTGGGTCCGGGCATTCTCTAACTCAATTTGCGCTTTAGCTAGTTCTTCCTCCGCTTCTGCCAGTTCCTTCTTCTTGTCAGATAATGATTGAAACGGATTACGTGAATCCAGTTCATCCATGATTGATTGAATAGTGCTGGTATATTCACGAAGTTGGTCCGGAGATAATACCTTAGCTGCTGTCCCTTTTGCATTCTCTAGTTGAGAAAGAAGAGAATTAAGAGTTTCAGAAGATGTTTCTTTCAAATTCTCAAAGGCACGAACGTATTCCGGAGATTCTTTCAGCTTATTATAGTCCATATTCATAAGTTCCATACCCTTATCTTTCGTAGCTTGGGTGATGGAACGATCAATCTGTTCTACCTGTTCTGTATTTCCGTCCTTTTCTGCCTGTTTGCGCTGTTCTTGAAGAGTAGCAATATCTTCGTTGAACTTTCGTTCAATCGCAAGCCGTTGATCTGTATAGTCCTGATACTGATTCAACAAATCAGATAGATCATCTCCACGATTGTACTTTGTATCAGCAGTCGCAGCGGCTTCCTTTGCAACGTTGTCGAACATGGCAAACAGTTTCTTCGTTGACTCAGAATTGATGAAAGCGCTTGTATTAAAAGTCTTCTTCTTGTTTTCCGGATTAGCTTCAAAAGCAGAGCGAGCATCTTCAATCACTTTTAGTTTCTTGTCTTCTGCTTCACGCTCGATAGCCTGCAATTCTAGTTTGTGATTAAGCTCCCTTTGTCTGAGGACTTTTTCACTACTCTCTTTGAGTTTGTTTATTTCAAGTTGTTCGAGTTCATTTGCTGAATCTTCTTTTATTCGTTCCTGTTCAAACTTTTGTTTCTCTAACAGGAGTTTATATTTTTCTTGTTCTTCACGTAATTTTTGTGCCTTATCATCCTGTTTGGAAAATGAATCATAAACTTTTAATTCTTTCTCTGCTTCTTTTAGTTTTTTGATATTTTCTTTGTAAGCAGTAATGACAGTAGCATCAATCCCTTTGAAATTTCCAGCATCCATCAATTTTTTTTGTGCCGAAGCGATTGAATCTAGTGCTTTTGTAGCATCGTCTTTCTGCTTCGTCCAAAAAGCCTTATTCTGAATTTTGGCTTTCTCTTCTTCTTTCTTTTGTTCTTCTTTTGCTTTTCTTTGAATTTCATTTATTTTGTCTACTTCTTCTTTGGCAAGACGGGCAGACTCTGCTGCTTCATTCTTTTTTTTAGCTAATCGACCAATTCTAATACTTAATCCAGAATCTTCGATACCATTCTTTTGGTTTTCTTCAGCTTCATTTATTGCTTTTTGCCATTCAGTTGTAGCTGCATCAAGTTCCTCTTGTTTCATTACAGCTCTAACTTTTACTCCCATGATATATTGCTCATTTTTATCCTTGTTGAATAATTTTAGGATATCGTTGAGTTCCATTGTTTTGAGCTTTTCTAAATCAATGTTTTTCAAAACATTGGGCATTATAGCTTGAAGTTGTTTATATGCATCTAATTTATCAAATTGGCTAGCTGCTTCATCTTTAATAACATTGACAAGGCTTTCTGCTTTATTTTTCAAGTCATCAAAATGTTTCTTTTGTGCTTCCATAGCAGCATTATGTTTTCTCATAGCCTTCTCTGAGACGTTTTCCGCAGTTGCGCATCTGTAAATGGCATATCCAAGTCCTGCGAATGCAGCAGCTGCTAATACATAAGGATTAGTTAGCATAGCTGCAACATTTTTCAACTGTGCAATGGTTTGAGCTTTTATTGCTCCTGTTAATAAAATACGGGCAGATGTACTTTTAGCAATCATGGTAGCCTCAATGGCATACATACCTTTGGTTAATACAAGGTTGGCCGCCTCAATAGCACGCTGTCGATTTACAATTGCTGTTACCGTTGCATATACTTGTTTGGCAGTACTTACAGCAAGAATACTTCCTTTGTATCCTGCAAGGGCAGTCGTAACGACGACTATTAAGGCACCTATATCTTTCAATGCCTCTTGAACACTGCCATCTTTAAAGGCTTCGTTCATAGATTGTGCTGCGGCAGATATTTCTTTTAAGATTTCCTGTCCTAACGGGCGAAGGGTGGCCGTTATGTTATTCCCCAGTAGCTTCATTTGATTATCAGCAGAAGAAGCCATTTCTTTAAAAGCTGCTTCTGCTGCGCCTGTGGCATTTTGCATTTCTTCCAAATGTCCGGCAGCCTCTTTGACGTTAATTCCTGTCAATCCAAGAACTGCATTGACCGCCTCGATTTCTGGAACTAATCTACGAAGTTCTGCTTCCGAGCCTCCTGCCTGTCTAGCAACTTCTGCTAGCGCCTCTTGATAGGTCCTGTTATCAAATGCGCCATCACCAAGCACCTTGGATACTGCAATAATGGAAGCACGTATTTGAGTCATTGCTTGCGCTGTAGGCGTACCTTGTTTGGTTAGGGTAGCAACAGCGGCTAAGACCTGATCTACTTCCACACCATAGGCGGCAGCAACAGGCGCAACTTGCGCAATACTTTTGCCTAACTCTCCAAATGAGGTCTTACCCAGCCGGACGGTAGTAAATAGTTGATCTGATATTTTCTCAGCTTCTGAAACATCAAGCTTATAGGCATTCAATAGGGTAGTGATACCGTCTGCTGCCGTAGCCGTATCGGTAACTCCACCGATAGCAGCTTTAGCCGATACTTCCAGAACCTTCATACCATCCGCACCATCATGGCCGGCAGATACAATCTGATACAATGCTTTAGCCGCATCATTCGCAAGTACTGGAACCTCGCGGGTCAGTTCTACGACTTGATTCATATAATCGGTTAGACTGCCCTTTATTCCGCTTGAAAGGGTAGCAACTTCTTTCATACTTTGCTGGAACTGCTTTTCAAAGTCGTATGCACCTTTGGCGGCCTGGGCAAATGCAATGCCCGCACTAATACCAATCCCTCCGAAAACATCAAAAGAAGTGATCTCACCGGCCATCGCCTTGATGATCCCCATTGCCTCCTGACGTCCTGAATATAACCCCGAGTTATCTATTCCTGTAGCGAAATACAACGCTCCGTCTTTATTTTGAATACCCATAGCATTTATTCTTAAAATATAAAGAGAAGCTAAAATTTGGCTATTTCGAGAAGAATAAGCATCTTTGCAATGTTCTTCGACCAAGGAACAATTTTTATATTAACATGTTGGGGAGTTGATAAGCCTGCAAATCAAAAGATAGGCTATCAATTCCCTTTGCTACATAGTCCCAACATGTTGTGTAAAGATTATGTTCCTTGGTCGGAATAAAAGGGGAAAGATAGCCTTTTCTTATAATATATAAACCAAACATTCATTAGCACCATGACCAAGGAAAATGAAAGAAAAAACGGAGTGAATAGCGTTCTCCGAAAGAAAGAATTACAGGAAGCTTTTCAAAGAGGCCTAAGCCTCGGACTCAAAAAAGGAAGAATTGAAGGGATGATCACTTACCAATCCCGTATTATCCAAAATTTGGAAAGGGATAATGTCGAAATAACAAAGATGATGGATAGCGTAGATGCTGAGATAAAAAGGGGATATTAAAAAATCCCCTATATCTTCACAGATACAAGGGACCACAATACTCTAAACCAATTTAATAAAAAAAACAGTTAACCTAATATATAAACACAACAGCAAATTACCTTAACCCTTGACCTTACCGGCTATATCGTTATACTTCTTTATCCTGATCGTCTTACTAGGATCATCAAAAGAGGGTAGTTCTACCCATTCATAATCTCTACCTTCAACTTTACCGTCTTCATCAGTAATCTTATTACGCTCTCTCATTACAAATGAGTACTCCTGCAGTAATGTCTCTATCAATCCATAGCTACTATCCAACGTCTGATTAAACGTTAATCCTAGAGCTTCTTTTACAATCACTAGGAATCTGCTTTGGTTGCATCCTTCCAACTTTGCAAATTCTTCTGAGCGGCTATTATCTCCGTCTCTCGTAGCGGGCTCACGTTCCGAAGCATCGTGATAGAGGTGCAAAAAGGGTGATACCCTATGCGATATATAATTGCATTAAACAGGATCCGTATATCCTCCCATGTCGTATTGTCTGCGAGAGCGTTCTTGAACCATTCCGGAGGATCACTAGGCTTATTGTGAATCCCGAGGCAGACGATGTCAAAAAGCAATCCTCCGTATTTATTCATCAGTTCCGGAAAGTCTGCATTGAGTTCTCCGTCCTTCACAATCATCTTATCAAGATCTTCTTTCTCGACTTCAAGAAGGAAAGGGCGTATCCGAAACCATGTCCGAACGGTGACAGGCTTTATAACTATGCAATTGCCGGGGTCCTTTCCTTTAGGAATAGAATCCCGGTTAGTAAATTCGAATGGAATTTTGACAGCCTGATCCGTAACGGATTCAGACTCTTGCTGAAATAAATTCTTTATACTCATAATTTCATCAAGGAGCCTAGCCCGTTGTACTTCCGGGTAATACTTCCGGTTATTTGCAACTAACCTTCAATACTTTCAGCTCCATTCTTCAATAGTTTGTTCCTGTAGGCGGAATCGAACCGCCGGTCTCTACATAATCAATGTAGCGCTCTAACCAACTGAGCTATACAGAACCGTTATTTATTTTTTCGCACCACTTGGAGCAGCTTCTCCGCCTTCGACATTCGCAGCATTCGCTGGGGCTTCTCCGCCTCCGGCAATAGTAACTACTTCGCGCATGAAAGCAGTCTGTCTCTTACCGTCTGCAGTAACAGCAGCTTGCATATATACACGAACAAGCAACAACTCTGCTTGCTCTGATCCGGGAGCCTGTGAAATCTTTGAGGCGATCTTGCCATTTACGATGGTATAAACGACCTTCTTACCGTCTTTAGGTAATGTTTCACACTGGAACGTTTTAGAGATAGAAGGAGTACTAAGAGGCTTTTTCCAGATATTTTTTCCTCCTGTTGTATCCACTTCACCGCCTGCTAGTTCTTTAAGAACCTCATTTGATGGAGTAGGGATGGAGAACTCGACATAATCTGTCGTATCTTTCACCAGTTCAACATAAAAAGGTTCTTCACTACCTTCTACTTCAATCTTCACTTCCTTTGGATCTGCAAAGTTAAATGCAACGCTTCCTTTGGTCGGAAGGGGATAATCTTTGAGATCTGCACCGGGAACGCCGTCACCGACTGTTCCAAATTTAATTCCACCTACGCCCATAGCGATAGGTCTAGCTTCTCCTGCCATAATTATTGATCTATTAAAATTTCTAATCTGATATTTGTACAAGCAAAGCCTTCTTTCAGGTCCGGCATTGGAACGCTCCAGAGGACTGTTACTTCTTTACATACACCGTCATTACTATTGATTAAATCAAGCGATTTCCTTACCTTACGCTTTAATTCTTTCATTCGTTGACGTTTTAACATACCATTTTCATCACTCCAAGGAACAAAGATGTTGATATTAACAGGCACTTTATTGATGAAGTCGAGCTCATTCAATTGCAGATGATTGATAACGATGTGTTCATTAGTAAAGCCGGCTTCCGACTTATCCTTGTAAATCATAACATCGGTGCCCGCAGCGGCCACAGCATCATAAACTATATCTACAGCGTCGAATTCATCCATAATCAAATCTTGCTAAAAATTGACTTCAATGTATCTCTTAGATACTTCTCACATTGCGTATTAGCTCCTGAAACAACCTCATACCCTTTAGCTTCCACGGCTGCCGCATACTCCATTCCTGCAACACCAACCAACACATAACCGCCAGTATATGATAGTGAGACTTCTTCTGCAAGCCTGCGACCTTTGTACTTACCGGTTGTCTTATCAGTCCCTTTGTCACCCTCCTTAAAGTTTTCTGTAACCACTTCGCCGTCTTTGGCTATTATATATCCAATAGAGCTTCGAAGATTGCCAGTTTGGTCTTTATATGAACCACTCCGGCGGGCTACTTCGATAAACTTTTCACCTCCTGCCTGCAGGAATACAAGCATCTTATCTTCTGCTTTACTTTGAAAGCGATCAAACCATTTTTCCAATTCATCATAAGTGAATAGGGGAGTCATACCGTTTCTCATACGTTGATAATTGAATGTGATTGATAAAGTTCCCAACAGATAACAGGTACATCAATACCCTTTGATTCGACTTTCAAACGCAAAAACTTACTACCGGCCGGTGGCTGCATTTTGGTATAGAAATAGCCATGCACTTGTGCTTCATCACCAGCCGAATTACGTTTGAGAACGATTCTTCCATCGCTTACCGGGTCGTAGCGTCCGGGGACAGATATTTCAACTGGTTCCCCAGGAATCCATTCACCATCAACTAAGCGCCCGTTAGCCTCAATAGTAACTATCGCTGTATGTGGATATCGTTTCACCATCTGTTACCTGCTCTTCCTTTGATAATGATTCGCTTGCCAATTCTACCAGCTTTCTCCGGCTCCCCGTTTTCTATATACAGCTGTTTTGCAGTCTGAATATAGAAAGAACGGGGATGAGTGATAGAAAGCTTATTTTCACTGAAATCCGGTGAGTTTACCATCATGGCATACATATCAGCGACACAAAGACCAACCTGCTTCATGCTTTCAGTAGTACATTCTGCTTCGGGGTTGATACCCCGCTTAATGAAGACTACCTTATCCAAGAAGCCTTCCATATCCTCAATAGATGGATATTCTAGTATTGTTTCTCTGATTGTTGCCATAACTATTTACTCTTCGTCTTCTGCTTCTAAGTTTTCTTTCTCAACTTCCTGACCCAAGAATTTAGCAGGGATATTGTCTGTTCCTTCTGTAGCTTCATCGGCAGCCCATGCTTTACCGTCTGCTTTCAGAATGTACATCGCTTCCGGATCATTAACTACCGGCCATGCGTTTGCCTCTCCTTTGGTCCATTCTTTGAATGGCTCTTCGGTTGACCACTTGGTGATAAGAGTAAAGTCCTTTTTCACCATTAGCGCTTTCTTTCTTAGACTCTCAGAGTCTTCTGCTGCAATTGGTCCGTGTTGGATGTCACCTACACGCAAATCCTCTAAGAAACAGATACGTTTGCGAACCCACGGACAGATAGTAGTACGACTATGGTTCTTATCTTCGATACGTAGCGCCGGATTGATTGTGATAATCTGGCATGGGTTTTCTTGCTCTGCAAGATATTCATTAATCACTTTCTTTGTGATAACGACCTTGGACGTTTGATTGATCCAGCCTTTAATCTTATCAATAGTTGCTTTCTGCTTTTTCAGCAAAGAGAACTCGGTAGTAAGCATAATAATATAGCGAAGAGACACACCTTCCCTAGCTGCATCGGCCAGTACATTTTCAATATCTTGGAGGCCGTCAGCAGTAGTAGCGGTAGCCCAATCTACGGAAGATACCTTTTTGTTGGCAGCAGGCATACCCACACCGACAAATTCTGTAGTCACAATGCCGTTGTTGTTTGAAGAAGACAAATTGATTCCGCCACGTGACATCATCTGCATACAAGCCCATTCCACACGTCCACGCACACCATTATGAACGAAATCTGTATCCTTAAACCCTAAGTTAAGCAGTTCTAATTGAGCGGCATCTCCCTGGGCATCGCGCTGTAACTGCTTGTATTCTTGATATTCACTTTCAGTCATCGAGCGCTTAATAGCGGTCTTAGGAATATCACCAGACATTTTACCGATCACTTCACGCGTTTTCTCCGGTGCAGATGCATCGAAAGAAATAACGTCAGCGATAACCGGAGCGCCTTTTTCACCAACCAATGTTTCCCATTTCAATGAAGTAACTCTCTTCACACCAAAGAAATTCGGGTAATACATCGGCTTCACATGACGGGAGTTGAGACGTGCCGCCATGTTTTTCTTGTTAATTTGCTTGATTAAGCTTCTTTCCATAATGATTTATGAATTAATAGATTATACAAAACGAATGAGAGGCATAAGCTTCTTCAAATCAGCATCAAGAGGGAATGGCATATTTCGTTCCTCAATAGTACCTCTTACCATCAATCCGCAAGATTGATTAGCAACAGTCAGATCAACTTTAGCCATCGTAATCACCACCTCAGATGTTTCTACTGTAGCCTCGGCAGAACCGGCATCAGCTTTTGCTTTTACAGCGACCAATACCATATCTTTGGCCATCGCACCAATGGCAGCCGCCAGCGTAATAGAGTCATAAGCAGCATTACTCTTGTCGATAGCGGTAATTTTATCGGATGCTCCATCAAATTTTCCACCGGCAGTCACGAAATCACCAATTGCGAACAGATGATTTTTAGCTACTTTGATGACTTTTCCTGCTGCTTCTACAGCCTCCAGCACTTTTGCTGTCTTGATGATATGCCAACCACCGTTTTCATCGCGTCCTGCGATGCAGTAAGGTGGCAACTCATCTAATGGCTGTCCGTCAAACAGGGCCTTTCTCAAATCAGCACGGGCAATAGTGCCACCGCCGACAACATCCTCCAACATCTTAATGATGGCGGGATGGTACTGAAATTCTTTTTCTTTTTTTAAATACATGATACAATAAAATTTAGTTATTACTCAATACCAAGACTAGCGACACCACTGGATTCACCAGCTCCTTCTTCTTTATTCATGATATCCAGCCACTCTTTTTCACTACGGTCTTTTACCTGTGATTGTGGGGTGTAGTTACCATTTTCGATTTCATCTGTCACAGCGGACTGGCGAATTTCAGCATACTCTTCTGCCAATTCCTTAATCTGATCTTCGACAGATATTTCAGAATTTACGTCGATACGCTTGAACCACTTTTCTGGTAATTTTGCGTTATCAAAGAGAACCTTAGCTGAAGCCTGTTTGCTGGATGTTGTAATATTCCCAGTTAAGGTGGTAACGCTATTGGCTAACTCTGATATTTGTTTTTGTTGAGCCTTGAATAGTTTCATCAAAGAGGCGGGAACACCTTCGAGATCTTCTTCATTTTCTTCATTCTCTTCTGATTCTGTCGTTTTCTTGGTCTTTTTAACTGGTTTGATTGGCTTACCGTCCTTCAGACCATTATTCTTCTCATATTCAGCGATAGCGTCCTTTTTCGCTTTTTCTACTGAGGATGTATCTTCAAGATCAGGAAGAATATTGTCTTTGAATAAGGCAACATAAGTAGCAATATCTTCTTCTTTTTCGATTTTGAAAAGTTTCTGAACCTTAGAGGCGTACTTTTCGTTTACACCTGCGGCTTTCAAGCCCTTCTTAATAGCATCAATGATTGTCATAACGATTTTCTATTAAAATATAAGGGGAGTAACTTTTTCCTTCCCTTATATTTTATTCCAGAATCAATGAGTATATTTGCAATATGGATAAGAAGAAAGAATATAAGGAGAAAGCTAAGATCCTCGCTCTACAGAATGGATTCGATCAGGTTTCCTATTATGGAGAGTGGAAAGGCTACTTGGTATATACAGCATCCCGGAAAGAAGACAAGGAATGCTGCATTGGATATCCTCAATTTATTCTTGTGAAAGATGATGCTGCACATCTTGCACCATATACACAATCGCCGGATATAATGGGAATGGCTCCTATGCCCAAAGACTATACAAGTTCATTCTTATAACTTTCTCACTATTCTATCGATAATATCTGTGTTTACCAATAGATTGTCTACACGCAATACATTTACTCCATACTTAAGACTTATATCTTTGGATATAACTTTCCAATCGCCCAAACGACCGATTTGTGGATCATAAATACGGATTGAACCGTTTTCTAACCTATCAACAGTAATAATATGTCCACCTTTTCCGTTTTTCCACATAAAGTCAATGTGATACCTGCCGGCTTCTTTGGTTAACTCGTTCAATTCTTTATTCAATTGAGTGAGAGTCTTGCTTTTAATATCAAGTCCAGATACATATTGTCCACCTGCCTGTTTCTTCTCAGGTGTCTGCATCGTTTCCGGATCAATCCAGGCCCAGTTAGTTTTTCCAGAGAGTTCATAAGGAATGTTCCCTTCTTTTTTAAGGTTAGGTAGTGCTGTTACATCATATCCACGTCTTCTCAATTCATTAGCAACTACGCATGACTGACAGTTTACACTGAATTCTCTTCCTTCTCCATAACCGATGTTTCCTCTCAGTTCATTTGCTTCTTCGAAGGTCATATCTTCACCTCTCTTTATGCCGATTTTTTGCTCAATCTTACTCTGATTGAAGTTTCTTACAAACCGGTCGTCCCATCTTTTTTGAATATCATTTTTCTCAGCATCGGTCTTGATGCGCTTTGTTCTTGATACTTTTATGACTTCGGGTGTAGTAGGCTGGGGAGTTCTCTCTCTTTGCAAATCTCCTTCTTTGCTAAAGTTATCCTTATACCAAAAAGCGGATTGCACCCCATTTTTATTCTCGTCAACAAAATCCTTTGCTGTTTTGGGAATATCTGTTATAACCTGTTCTTGCGGAACTGTATCGTTTAGCAGGAAATCAGCAAAGTTGTCCGGTTCCATCGTGATCGGAGTAGCAAAACAGATACAGAAAGGATGAAAACCTATAAACTTGAACGTTTTCGGATATTTACCTACCATTGCATCACATATCTTGCATGGTCCGCGATTATTTGCAGAGCGGTGTATCTCGATGCCTAATATAAAATCCTGTTTACTCCAACGTTCATAGTCAGCGGTACGATAAGACATATTGGTAGATGTAGCTGTAAGACGTAATGCGTTCATCTTTGAACTACGATATATACCTTGTCCTGGGTGATAGTTCTTCATAGGTTGGGACATAACAAGTTTCCTTTCTTTATCCTTTACCCGGCGAAATCGTTTGTCCGGCTCATTTAGGATTTGCCTAAGATCTTGACTTATCCGTGAAGAACTTCTACCAACAGATAGACCTGTCTGTAAATAATACTCGAGTTGTGTTTTTGTCTGATCCGCAAGATTCCACACCATTGGAGACAGATTATTGCCGCGTGCATCAAACCCTTTCCTAAGTTGAGAGAGTGCGTCTTTGTTTGTAGCAAACATTCCTTGCTTCCTTACAGAATCAATAGCCATGCCTTTGACGTATTCTGATATAAAATCCTCATTCTTCATTTCAGAGCGCTTCCATGCGTCTATGTTGAAGGCTGTAAGATTCGTGAGAAGAAGAGACTGTAACTTATCCAACTCCCGATCCACACATTTTTCGACAACTTGATTACGTAACCATACATTATCGCTACTACGATTTGCCCATTGTTGGAGAAATGGGGTAATAGACAGAATAAATCGATTAAAGATATTGGCCACTTCGCTTTGCTGAGCCAATATCTTTTGTATATGCTGCTTGTCGTAGAATGTTAGTCCTTTCATTGATATATCGGTCCTAACGGATTGTTATTGACTGAAGCTGCTTGTTCTTCCTGTTTCATTTTCTCAATTTCCTCTTTTACATTCTGAGTATAAGGAGAACGTGCGGTAAGTGTTTCCTGGCTATTGATTGGTTTCCCACCTCCGGCTGTTGATAGATTCTGTAAGTCTTCTGCTAAATTCTTCGGGAGAATAGAGCCGAAAGACACCTCAAAATAATTATTCATTATAGCATTGGAATTTTTGATATGTGATATATTCGCCATGCCTGCTTGTACAATAGCCACACATCGTTGTACTACCGGTCCGAAGATTTCCATTTGTTCCGTAGCTTTAATTTTTGCATCAATGGTCATAAACTCACGGGAGACGCCTGATAGGTCACCTATGCCAATAAGATTGTCAAACGACAAATCAGGACATGATGCACCAGAGAATATTTCGTGGCGTTCATTACTAATCTCTTCCTTTTGTGAATCTATGGACTGTTGCCATGATAGGTATTCAGCATCACCATGATACGCAGTGCCGGTATCAGGGTCAACTTCCATAGAAAAGTTTAATTCTTTCCCTACTGTATCTTTAGAAGGAAGATTCGACAAACCGAAGGATTTTAGCATTGGGTCGCCGAAGTAGTCGTTAGTATCTGACATTCTAGAGATCCGCATTTCATAATGGTCCATGAGTAAAGCGACATCTTCCCAGTCCGGTTGATCTACCTCTGCATATACTACAGGGATTTTGCCGAATAGGTTCTTATCTGATTTGATTTCCCACTGGCCCCCCTTATTTATAGCTGTGATAACTTTGTCTGAGGTGTATATTTTGACACACTCGTAGGTAGAGCAATCAATCTTAGTTGTGAACTTATGAATGAAAGCATCCATATCATCATCATCGTCAAAATGTGGATAGAACTCATAAGTAACGTTATCATCCTTTGGCAAAGAGAGTATCTTGGCTTTCAGTTCCGGGATTTTTTTTCCATCCACAACTTTGTTTACAGGGTAAAATACAATAGCAGCTTTTGTTTCTGACAACACCTTACGGGCAAAGCTCATAAGTACTGACTTCATTTTGAGTTTGCGGACAAATATCTTTTTGAAATCCTCCAAGCTTGCATCATCTGTATTATCTGCTGTGATGGTCATATCTCCGCCAAATAAAAAAGCTGCTGCTGTGCGAACAATCTTCTTTGGGATATTGGTCACTATTTTGGCAACAGGAACAGTTTTATCCTCTAATCGTTTAGGCTCCATTTTACCCGTTTGGGGGTTCAATTCTTCTTCTGTTTCAGAATAGACAGCTACTGTCTTAGGTTCACGGAAACCAACGGATGTAGTGCGACGGTTACGCTTTCCATTATACTCTTCTAAATATTCCCGTGGCTCACGATTTTCTATGGTGTCCACACAAAGATCACTAACAATCCTTCCAAAGTCGTCTTGAACTAAAATTTCACTAATTGATGGCATATATTTTTCTCTTAAAATATATTATTGGCTAACTTTTTGCTGTACTAGAATCATGATTAAGGCCTGCTTTCACTATCTTTGCAAAAAGATTATTTTTATGGAACATTGTTATAACTGTGGATGTGAATTAACTAAAGATAAGGAAACTAGAGAACATATTCCAATGAGAGCTTTATTCAAAGGTTATCCAAAAGATTATTTGACTGAACCGGTTACGGTTCCAGCCTGTAGTGCCTGTAATAATGAATACTCTAAAATAGAAGAGGATTTTAGAAATTTGATTGCAATATGGAGTATAAATGAGAAAGTTGATGTCTCTAGTAGTGTTTTGCAGAAAGCATTAAGAAGCCCTAAGTTGCATTCTAAGATAAAGAAAAGCCAAGATTTTAATATAACTTTTAATATTCAAGATTATATTGATGTACACATTAAAAATTTTAAAGGTTTATACTATCACCAATATGGAATATCATTACCTTCAACTTATGAGATTAATGTCCTTGAAGATTTATCTAATAAGAATAATGTTTCACAACGATTGTCACTTCTGTTAAAAGTTATGAGAGAACGAATCAAATCTGAGGATTTACTGTCTATTGGTCATAAAGACATATTTCAATATAAAATAGTTGACTTAGGATTTGCTATTATGTGCGATATGGTCTACTTTAAAAGGCTCAATACATGTGTATGTGCTATAAAAAAAGCCGGATCATCTCCGGCTATATAATAGGATATAATTTTTTTTGGTGGGTGTGGAACATATGCTCCTAACTTATAAGGTTCACTTCTTGTTATCAAAGTGTGTCTGTTTTAGTCCACTCCCATGTTCCACACTCCATTAAATAGTCGATATATATTTCCCATAATTCGCCCTCCATTTAATTTTATTAATTTATAAACAGATTTCATCCAATCAAACGCTGTTATTAACAACGCTACACATCCACACCAAGGAGGCAACACACCAAAACCACTTAATAACAAGAAGCTATTTAGCAATCTCTTTATACAATACAAAATTACAACTAATTTTTTAATAATCCAAATTATCCGCGCCCTACCTTACGAGTTGTCGATTTTAACTTTAATCCAAGTGATTCAGCGAACTCTGCAAGGATTGTCATTCCGTCCGGTGCATCATCATGAGCGTTATCACCTTCACGCTTGTAACTGGTAAGCGCTTTCATGAAACGGCCGTAGTCTGATCCTTTAGAGTATTCTGATTCATCAAGAAAAGCGCAATGTTTCTTTATCCAGCCAGCTTTCATGATGATACGTGTTGGCTTATGTTGTGTTGTAGGACGAGCCTGTATTGTACAAGTCTTCTTTTCTTCTGTTACCAGTTTGCGAACATGAATAGCGAATATACGTCCACCATTATTTGATTCAATACGCATTTGGTCGCATTCGGTATCAATAACCATTTGTGCCAGGCGTGGCTCTGTTACTTCTACAGGATCCTTTGTGAAAAGAACATCTGTGATGAAGTATTTCAGGCCGAACACCTTTGCAAATGGCGCGCAGAAATCATCATCACCCTTATCGGCTGTATCACAAGCGCCAAGTACACCATCAGGTTTCTTTCCTGCAATATCAACACTCTTAAATCGCATGAGAGCGGATTTTGGGAATAGCAAACCTTTGGCTTCGAACGGATCCTGCATATACTCGGCCATCCAGATACTTTCATCCGTTTCAGAACGTAGTTCCCGATAATACTCTGTTGTATGTACGTCAGCGCAGAACGTTTCATCGTTTTCATCTAGTGCAGCGATACGGATGATTTCATTATACTTGCCGGCTTCTTCTAAACGTCCAAGGACATCACTAGAGGACCAGCGAGTACCAATATCAATCATGCAGCAGCTTCCTTCAATACGGGAGTCGTGTGTACCTTGCTTCCAAGACCAAACCTTTTCATTGTTATTATCAGATAGAGCATCTTCCAAGCTCTTGTATAAGTCGTCCGTCATGGCGAGCATAGATGCACCGAAACCAATGACAGTACCACCAACACCACCACCGAAATAAGACACCTGTCGAGCGCCTTCTACATTCCAGCCTTTGACATTCTGTTTATCTCCTTTTAGGTGAATCTCAGTAAATATCTCACGATAACGTTTTGATTTGACAATATCGCGGGTATCATAAGAGAGCTTGTTGTATAACGTGTCAGAACAACAGTTACGCATTACAGATTCTTCGGGAAAGTGTCCATACATCCAAGCGATGAAAAGAGAAGATATATATGACTTTCCGGCACGTGGTGGCATGCTGACAGCAAGACGGTAGATTATACCCGCAGAATACGAGCTGTACACACGCATGAACGCTTCAACGACCTTTTTTAGGAACAGACGTTTAGAGAAAAACTTCGGATCATAGTACAAACAGAATGCCCAAAAGTCTTTCTTTGCTATTCGTTTGCGGAGTATGGTAGCAGCTTTCGCCTTACGAATCAATATTTCTCTTTTACTTTTCTTCTTTACCATCAATAATAGCCTGTAACTGTTCGTCACTCAATCCTTCTAGTTCATCACCAAGATTCACATTTGCATCAACTTCTTTCTTGTCACGCCATTTCTCCGGCTGCCGGTTCTTCAACCAAAAGATTGCCGCTGTTGTATCAGGAGGATAATGTTCTATGTATTCTTTCGAATCGGTAATCTTTCCCTCTGATGTTGCGAATTTGGTGGCTTTGCAGTCATAGCCAATCGCACGGTTATAAAGACGGGATGCCACATTGGCATCCGCAATATTCTTTCCTTTTTTTAGGGACTGAAGAAATTCCGGATAATCTTTCTTCCATTGATTAAGTGTGCGCTCGGTAACACTAAATAAATCAGCCATTTCCTTGTCTGTTGCCCCTAATAAGGCATAATTCTCGGCTAACTGATTATATTCTTCTTTATATGCGCTTTTGCGTCCCATATGATACTTTTTGCTTAAAATATAATGCCGAATACTCATTTCTATGAAAAAAAGAAAAGTGAGACTATGATTTAGTCCCACCTCGCTCTATAATATTATCACAATAATCTAACGTCTTTTGGCGTTATACAGATTACTTCTGAGTTTGCAAGTGAAAGTAATAAGAAACTACCCCTTACCGTTATATAATAGCATTTTTTAATAGATAATTTGTGACGGAGCCTATTGTGTCATATACTTTTATACCTATTTGATGATAATCATTGAAACGTATTTGTATATCTTTAATAATTTTATTTTCTAACGTATATTCGAAAGCCGTACTTACATCTTCACTATGATAACCATTTCTAAAAGTATGAACACAAATGATATTATCTTTACTCAAATTGAAAGACAAATTTTTATTTGTTTCTTCAGCCAAAGCCCAAAATGGTCCAACAAGACATGCCATACACTCTCTAAACTCTTCATCATTAGTCACAATGAACTTTGAAAAATCAATTTTGAAAGCTTTAAGTAAAGCTAAAAAATAAGTATAATCTGATTTTGAGTATAAACTTAATCCATTTAAGCCTTTTGTTAATGGAATTTTGTAATTCCTGATCTGAGATTCTGCGCTTTTTATACGTTCTTTTATCAATCGTAAGTTGTATTTTGGTCTGGATAGGTCGTCTGCATGCATAATAATTAGAGCGGCTAATCTATCACATAATACTGAATGTTTTTGTATTCTTTTATCAAATAAATTATTAATGATATAATCTTTTATATTTTCTCGCAAAGAATAGTCGAAGTGTTGGTTATTTGAGAATTTACTTATGTATCCAATGAAATCAGTCTTATCTCCATAAACATGCGAATATATATTTCTAATATTATCAATATCACAAACGGTGATTATTTTGTCTAAGCAAAACTTGTTATCTCCACATGTTTTTTCAAATTCCATTAATCCAGTAGTATATCTGTCAAAATGAGCAGAGAAGATATTTAAGATTCTAAAAGTATGTCCTGGGTCTATTCTATCAAGATCTTCTATGATTAATACAACTTGCTTACTTGGGTACTGCTCTTTATATTCACGGATTATATCACAAATCAATTGCGAAATAGTATCAAATTCATATATTGAGCCTTTTAATGAATCAAATTTAGTGATATATTCCTCGGATGTTTTATCAACTGAAGCGAATTCTTGTTTATATTTATCAAACTTGTCTTTTATGTTTTTTATTTTTTTGATAACACTACTTATACTTATATCCACTCCGTAAACGTTGATTTTGGGTATCAAGTCTATAACATCTAAAATTGCGTCTTCTGATTTATTCATAAAATAAGAATAAATTAACGATGCATTACTTAACTCTATTTCATTAATGTTGATATCTTTATTCGATAGTAGCCTAATCAATATATCTCTTTTTATTAGTTCAAAGATATCTTTATTGTCCATTACCTGATAATTTACAGGATATATTGGAATGAACAGATATTCATCTGAATATTCTTTTATAAAGCTACTAATGAAGTAGCTTTTCCCATCGCCGAATTTTGCTGATAATATACATCTTGAATTAGCATCAAGATATTGTTTAAAGTCCTTAAGATAAGGTTCTATTGGAATCATATTTTCTTCTGTAGCCATGTCTTTGTTATTTTTTTACCAAAAGTAATAATATTGCAAATTAGAACAATGAACTTCCATTAATTTTCTTTCTAATAAGTTCCTGCACTCCGTTATAAATTTCATATAGTTGTTTCAATGTCTCCGGACCTTCCCAGTCGGAAAAATTACCGTCTTGGAAGAAATGAAACTCAAAAACACGAGCTGCTACTGGACCTAAATCAAGGCTTTCAAATGTATCTCTTACTAAATGCAGTTTATTTAGTATTTCAGTATTTCTATCTTCTGATTCATCCGGGATATCTTCAATATCCAGTCTCGTGTAATCTACGTTATCATCCGCAGGCAGGGGCTTGTATCTACTCCTATACTGTGAAGTAGGAGAGGATGCATTCAGCTTTATCATCTTCAAAACAAAGAAATCAAGCTCTGTATAGCCATTTTTTCTTGTTTCAAGTAGTTTGTCCAGTAACCTGTTTTTCTTTTGAAGGAGCGAACAAATGACCTCATTCAAGACATCTGTTGCTTCATCAGGAATACCGGCAAGCCCACAATGATACAAGGAGTAATCAAGCCAGCGCTCGTAGCGCTTAGTTATGTAATTATTTACTGCTTCACTTGCCATAAATTTAATTTTTAAAATTAAGTATGACATAGCAAAGAGAATTCTTTAGTGTTTCAGTAACTTACAAATAACAAATGCCGGATTTTTCTTCAAAATCCGGCTCAACACCATTCTATTGCAAAGATAGAAAAAATCTTGAAAAGAAAATTAATTCAGCGATTATTTTAAAAAGGCAATGGACCTTCATCTTTAATTTGATTTTCTTTAGAGGATGGCGCTTTGGTTTTAGAAATTGAAGAAGAACCAAACATCGTGCCGATTGGTTCACCAGGCATGGGAATGCACATGTCTTCCTCTAGATTTGAAAAGCGGCAGAATTCGCCTTTGAATCGCAATAATATTTCACCTACTGCACCGTTACGATGCTTAGCAATGATTATTTCTGCCATACCTCGCATATCGTTTCCTCGATCATCTTGAAAATTTTTATAATATTCTGGTCGATGTAGAAAAAGAATCAAGTCAGAATCATCGCATAATGTACCACTATCACGTAAATCTATTAACTGTGGACGTTTAGCATCAATTCCCTCACGAGATTCAATTGCCCGATTTAATTGCGATGTAATAATAATAGGAATATTCAACTCTTTTGCTAAAGATTTTAATCTTCTTGTGAAGTAATTAATTTCCGAATATCTATTTTCAGTATATTTGACATCATTATATAACAATTGAACATAGTCAATAGCAATCAACTTAACACCCTTTTCTTCTACTAAATAATGTGCCTTATTGCACAAAACATCCATTTTCATAAGTGGTGAGTCATCCACATAAAGAGGAGCGTCCTGCAAATCTTTCAGTTTATAATCCAATTGTTGCCACTCATAACAGGCAAGCTGTCCGCTCTTGATTTTTTCACTCGGAATTTCGCAGACATTGGTGATAAGACGATTGACTAACTGCACATTATTCATTTCAAGAGAAAACAAAGCGACTGGAATCCTGAAGTTAACCGCCATATTTCTTAGCATAGATATAATAAATGCTGTTTTTCCCATTGCAGGACGTGCTCCTATAGTAATCAAATCACCATTCTGCCAGCCAGATGTCATTTTATCCAATCTAGTGAATCCACTTTCCAAACCGCTCAAACCATCAGTTCGTGTAGCTGCCTTCTGAATTAGTTTATAGGCTTCATCAATCACGGGGTTAATCTGAATACAATCATGTTCCGTATTTAATGAGGATATATCAGTTAGCTTTCCTCTGATTTCCGAGATTAAATCTTCTACATCTTGGGTTTCATCGAATACTTTTAAGCGAATATCTGTTGCAAGTGCAAGTAATTGGCGGGATATATACTTTTGTGCAATGATTCGGGCATGATACTGCGTTTGAGACGATGATGCTACTTTGCTGCTCAAGTGAATTATATAAGATGTTCCTCCAATTTTATCTAATTCACCTTGTTTGCTAAGTTGCTCCTTTACAGTTAGAATATCTATCGGCATTTGATTAACCGCAAGGACAATAATTGCAGCATATATCAGTTGATGTCGATGTTCATAAAAAGATTCTGGACAAAGAATATCACTTATTAACGCATAAGCCTTTTTGTCAGTCATTAATGTACCCAATACTGCTTTTTCTAATTCAGATGCGTAAAGAAGGTTCATATTAAATTGATTATCATCTTCTTGTTGCTGTTTTTTTTCTTTCATGTTTTTTGTTTTTTTATAATAATTCTCAAAGATACAATTATCTCCGACTTTTACCTCCGATTTCCACAACATTAAACATTTCGTTAACTCGATCGGCAATATATTCTCCATATTTTAAATGGATCTCTTCCGGGAGTAAATTGGTCGTTACGAATGTTATACAACCTCTTCTGTTGTCGTATCTCATTTGAAGTATGTACTGTATCACATCCATTTCTGTCCCATAGTACTTAACTTTTGGTTCTCTACCAACTTCATCAAGGCCGATAGCCATGCCATTGGAACCATCATATTTCAAAATTCCATCAATTCCTTTTTGACAATATTGGTTTGTCACAAATGATGCCGATTCTATAGGAAAGCCTCCTGATGGATAATATCCATTTGGGGCTAGCCCATTACTGCGTCTATCATACGTTTGTATAATTTTTAATATTGTAGATTTGCCAGTACCTACCGGACCATATAGCCATAATCCCTTATCGCGATCTAATTTTTTAGACCCTCTGATAAGATACAAAAACAACTCGTTCATCAGTTCACGATTGCTTTCGTTAACACTGAATTTTGAACATGCTGATAGACAACACTCACGGAATAAGGCTGCGGAATTCTTCAATGTAATGGGGTCATAGCTTGATTGTCCGCACTTCAACATCTGTTTCTGGATTTGTATTTGTTCTCTTACTTTTTCCATCTTTTTTGTTGTTAAGTTCAAATTTCAACCATCGGGCAAAGTGCGACATCGCATCTTTTGGCGATTTTGTCGTTTCACCCTCATTTTGCAGTTTCATAAAGAACAGCTTCAAACACTCGTAAAAGGCTTCTAGCGTGAAATCAGGATTTCCAGAAGAACGAGTGTTCATTGTTACTGTTTCCGCCCATGATCGGTTCGATTTAAGTTCGGTATAACAATCGTCCAAAGACTTGTCGAAAAAACTATCAGCCGGAAACAGTTCTCCCACGCGTAAGGGAGATATTGTCTTATTGTCTTTAGTCTTATCTTTAATGTTAACCGTTTTACTTACCCTTTTGCTTACCTCTTTACTTACCTTTTTACTTACCGTTTTACTTACGTCAAGTAAGTAATAAACTGGCGATTTTGCATTCTTTTTACCCGATTCGAAAGTTATTAAACCTTTTTGCTGCAATCTGTTCCTAACTTCAATGACGGTCTTTTCTGATATACCGGTTGCGAGGACGATAGTCTTGTTGGGATGTTCAAACGGATTCTGCCAACCCCGAATATTGCACTCATTCAATAAGTAAAAGTACAAAAACACTTCGTTCGAGCTAAATTCTACACTTCGATTCATCTTCCAAAATTGGTTTATATATTCTATATAGGTCATTGTATGCTATGCCGTCAGTTTCTGACGTATTAAGTTCATATTCTTTTTCACGAGACCAATAATGCGTTCATGATACTCGGTATCTTGGTTGCAAGCTCCACGAGATTGGACAATACTGAATGTCTTCAAATTGACCTCTATAGTCTCAATATGCTTCTTTCCAATTCGAGCAGAAAGAATGAGTGAGTCTTTTTTCTTATAATATTCATTCGAAAAAACGCAATGGTGCATAATTTCACCCTCCTGTTGAAACTCTTCAAGGTTTTTTAGTGGTATCACAACTATTTTACCGTCCGATAGCTTCAAATCGAAGAATTTCGATTTTTCTTTTATATAGTTTTCAGCAGCCTTTTTAAGTTTAAGTAGGCGTTGCATATCCTTTGCCTTGCGTTCTTTTTCATCATCACGTTTCTTTCTCGCCACATACAAATCATGGGCTTTTTTTAGATTCTTAGGACAAACGTAATGAGCGTTATGCAGATCTTTATGATAATGATCTAGTAGTTCCAGATAATCAAACCACATCGAAACATCTTTTATCCGATATTTATTACGAAGACAAATTTTTATAGACGGCCAATACATATCGATCTTGTAACGGTGTCCCTCTAAATAATCTACTAATTCATAACGTCTTGCCTTTAGAAGTGTTTCAGCCTTGGGAGAATGGGGAATTGTATTGGCGGCAGTAAGAAATGACATACCGCGTAATTTACAATCTATACCCATTCGAATATACTTAGGTCTAAAGACGGAGGCCGGATGATAGCGTTCGCAGTAAATATCATTGTTATGATTGTAATAATACGATCCAACAACTTTATTCCGTATCTCCAGCTCTCCACACCAGCCACTGAATCCCGTATTATTGGCAAGAGCTACTACTTCCCGGTTACCATCGTCTTTTATCCAATGTTGCAGTATCTCCCGAATATAATAAAGAGGCTCTGTTTCTTCCCGGTAATAAGCAACCAATTCAAAACTACGGATGACTTGGAACTCTTCACAAATTTCTGCTTTGCCAATAAACATTGTCTGTTTATTGATACGCTTCCTCGACTGTTCTATCTTCAAGGATGTCCCACAATGAGGACAGATTGCCCGTTTACGCTTTACAATTTCCGGAGAGAAGCGCTGTCCGCACTCCATGCAGATAACACGTGATTTGGTTGCATATCCTCTATGTTCCAAACATTCGACCTTTGCCCAATCAATCATCAATCCCTCAATATTAGGCAGCTGGCTACTTAAATTAGCAACTTTAAGCTGTAATTTCGTTCTTGGTCTCATAAGTCTTCAAATAATAAAAATTGTCCGGAAGGTATTTCTGTTTTCTTCCCTTTACGCTTATTGGGGGAAGAAGCCGGCTTTTTAGTTTCCGGATGTTCTGTAGCTACTTCTTTTTTCACACTCACAGCTGATACCTTATAATTGGTTTGCTTATTAACTTTGATATCATCTTCATCGTAGTAATGGACCGCCATTCCGAATACTATGTCATTATCCATCCCGCATCCTTTTACTCCAGAACTTATCGTGCTACTTTCTTTGAGAGCCTCGCCCATAATGTAGGCGAGACATTCATCAATATTCTTATTCTCTTTTCTATAGGCAATAGCAAACAGTTCATCAGACTTTGCCCGATTATCCAAGTAAGATTGAATGGTCTGTTTGAATGAATTTTGTTTTTCCATATTAATAATTAATTGATAAAGGCATTAATAGATAAGTAAGGCTACGAACTTCTTCATCGCAGCGGGTAAAGATTGAGGCTTTCGACGGATCGCTCATGGTGATAGCAATATCTTCCGAAGGAATGCTGTTTACCATCTCTATCAAAAAGCTGCTCTTGAAACCTATTTCAATATCACAGCCTGACTGCAGGCTGATCGTTTCTTCTGCAGACTTAGAAAAGTCTAAATCATGAGCTGCTATTTTAAGAGAACTGGAATCGAATTTGAGTACTACCAGAGATGAGTTGCTGTCACAGAAGACAGATACACGCTTTAGAGCTGAGACTATATCGGCTTTCTTTAATACTGCACGATTAGGCTGTTTTTGAGGGATAACGGCACGATAGTTAGGGTACCGGCCTTCAATCATACGGCAGACTAACCGGTATGAATCAAACTCAAATAAAATATTAGTCTGATTTACCGATATTTCTACTTCCATGCAATCTTCCGGAACAATATTAGAAAGGATTTTAGCAAACTTGCTTGGCAGGATAAAGGCCGCCCGTTCCTTGCGCGTATAAGCGGATGGATTTTCAATCATTGCTAGACGGGTACCATCTGTTGCGACAAATGACATTGAATCTAAACCAATATCAAAATAGACACCATTTAATACCGGACGGAGCTCATCATTGGCACTACAGATCAAGACTTGCCTTATTCCGTATAATAAGTCATTACCTGAAACAAGAAATGGGCTGGCAGTGTCATCCGTGTTCATGGATGGGTATTGATCACCTTTTTCAAGTGGTATTGAAAACCTGCCATTGGCATACTTGACAATCAATTCCTTTTCAAGGATGGATATAGTCAATGGCTGTTCGGGGATTTCTTTTAATCCGTCGAGTAATGTCTTGGCGTTAGCCATGAAAGAATAATTGATGAAGTCGGCAGCGCCATCTACATTTGTAGAGATGCGTCCACCTTCTTCCCCTGCTGTCACTAGAATAAGACCATATTCATCAACGACAAACAAAAAGTTGTCATAAGCTGGTAATGTGTTTTTAGGCTGTATGATTCGCCCGATTGATTTCAGCTTATCTAATAAAGCTGTTTTTGAAACTGTAATTTCCATGCGTCATTGTTTTGCGGTGCATAGCGTAAAGATGAGATGAGTTTCAGTAATAAGAGCTATTGAAGCATATATATGCAATAAAAGCCGGACAAAACTATTGTTTTATCCGGCTCAACACCATTTTGTTTGCAAATATAGAGAGAGTTTTTGTATTTGCAAACGTTTCAGTCTTTTTTTTCTTCTTTTTTCTGCAATAAATCCAATACAGCGCGATTTGCCTTATCACAAATACTATAATCTATATCAATGTAGATATCGGCCATCTTATAGTCGTTATTTACATGACCGAGGCAGAAGTCAATGTCTGCCTTCGGTACTCCGGCCTTGTTTCTTGCCAAGCTGGCCCAGCTGTGGCGGGCCCAGTTTGTGGTGACTTTGAAGTCTAGTTCTAAGTTCATGCAAATGTCTTTCAGTCCATTATTGATTGCTCGCATGAAATTATTCAAGCTACAGTAGTTGGTATGAAAGTAGGAGAGGAAATAACCCTCTGTGTATTTATCAAGTAGGATGCGAAGCTCCGGTTCGATCTTGACGGAAAGCGGTATCTGTTCGTGATTCTTCTCCGTATTCGTTTTAGATCGCGTGTACTCCAGTCTTCCGTGGCGTTCGCACGAAATACTATATAGGTCGTTAATATTGACTCCCATCATGTAGAACATCATCATAAAGACATCACGTGCCATATTGGTACGTTTCTTGTCAGATTGGAAATCCCTAATCTTCAATAGAGTGTTGATGTCTATATTCTTTCGTTTCCTCCGGTACTCCGGTATCTCAGCCTTTTTGAACGGATCGCCTGGGATCCTTATAATATCAAAGTCCTCATTGTTGTAATAGAGCTTGGCTTTGTTGTACAATGCTCTCAGTCCTCTAAGGTAATGGCTTATTGTGCCCGGTTCTAAAGGAATGCCGGCGGGCCCGGAGTGATATAAGTCTTTGATCATCTTATTTAGCAGAAATGAGGTGATTAGCTTAATATCTATCTTCTTTCTTTTTGTGTACCAACATAGTGTATCAATGGAAGAGCTATACCATTCGGCTGTCTTTTTCTTTTTCGTCTGAATTACTATGTTTTGGGCGAACTCTACGAAGTCTATAAACTCGGCGTCAGGAGCTAGGGATTTCTCTATTTCTTCTTTTAAATCCTTGCATGACATAAACTGAGTTCTTTCTTGTCCTAGCTTCAAATACTCTCTCCTGATCTTTTGGATATACGCATTTATTTCGTACTCTATCATTTCGCCGTTTGTAACGTTTGGCAGGATCCGTCCGGAGTCATCCATGTTTCCGGGTTGGATATAGTAGCTGGTGGCTATATACTGAGATTCTCTATTATGATAGATTCTAATTTTTATATTGGATGTTCCATCCTGTTTTATATGTCTTCCAGTTTGGAAAACGATCGCTTTAAATGTTGCCAT